ATTTTGAATTATTTATTAATTACATATTTTATATCTTTTGTTGACCAGAAATCCGGCGCAACATTAATTTCAAAGCTCTTAAAATCTGTAGGTACTTGATATACGATGATTCCATTCATTTTCTTTCCGGAAGCAACTGATCCGTCTAATTGCATTTTCCCCTCTGCTTCTGGTGCTTGCTGTCCGAGAATGTCTTGATTCAACGAATAATCATCGCAATAAGCTTCAAAGTTCGCTGCAGAACTAATATTGATATCTTTGGATGAATTGTTTTCAATGTTAAATTCCAGTATCAAAAACTCTTTTCCATCATCCGGTTTCACATATTCACTTCCGGCTGATTCTGTGTAGCTTACCAATGTTACATTAACGTCTTTAAGAGATACTGTTTCACCGACCTGAAACTCTTTTTTCTCATCCGCTGTTCCCGATTGAGAACTTTTATCGTTTTGACCAGAAGAAGTGCTTACTTTTTTAGGTTCACTTTTGTCTCCTCCTGCCAACGATCCTATAGCTCCAATTACTACGAATACTCCGAACACTATAAGTATAGTTTTGAGACATCCACCTTTTTTCTTTTTCACTTTAATTCCTCCCTCATTATATAGTATGCTATGATTATATTCTATTAAGTATTTTCCTTTTCTTTTCTTCGAATTCTTGCTTATTAATTGCTCCACAGTCAAGAAGTTCTTTCAATGTTTTTAACTGATTTAGATCATTTACAATTTCTGCGGTAGATTCTGGTTTTTCACTTATCTTTTTGTTTAGAAAATCCATAAATTCTTTATATCTTTTTTTGTAATCTTTTCCTACAACCGAAAGAAGTAAAGAATTTGGATCATTTTTAACCGCCTTCTTCCAGCCTTTGTCCATCCATTTTATTTGCTTGGCCTGTTCTCCCGGAATTATAAATTGTATATATCCAGGCCCCCACCAAACACTTGGTTCCTTGCATGTTATACCACTAATGTTTTGATAATAGAATTTTCTCCCTTGTTTTCGAGAATCTGTTACATACATAGGAATAATCTCTACATATTCATCACAAGCAACAAGTTTCCCGAAAAAGCTATCTAATTCCAAGACCTTTTTATTCTGCATATAAATACCTCCGCATACATAGTATGCTATCTTCTTAATACCGCAATCACAACTCCAAACCTTACCCATTGTTCCATGTCTTCAAAACTATTCGGATCAACTTCTATGACATCACCGAAGCCGTTGATCGGGACTAACTTTGTCTTACTTCTCTGTACATACCGCCTTATATACGCACGTCCTGTTTCTTTGTGTATAATAATCACGGTATCATCGTTTCTTGGTACTCTTTTGGATATGCAAATGATATCACCCTTTACATATACAGGGAGCAAGTGGTTGCTCGTTATCTTTATACCACAATGTAACGTCTCACCGTACTTTTTTATGTATTCCGGGCAGTATATCCGTTCTTCGTGTGAGGAATCCAATATCATACCGTCAGCCATCTCACCAGTGGGGCATAGAACATCCAACATGTTTTCTGGATCCGTTTCCAGCACTTTCATAGAGAGTTCATAGTCCATCTTACCAAGAATATACGCACGTTGCCTGTCGGTCAATTGCCTGTACTTTCCCAATACCTCGTATTCCTTAGAAGAACACCCTAAGAGATCAGGGATAGGTTTGTGCGTTAGTTCCGACAACCTTAGTGCTAAGAAAACGTCAAGATTATTAGTCTTCCGTGAAATGATGTTTTTGTATGTGGACACAGACACACCCAGCATCTTAGAAAAGAGAACTTGCGTAAAATCAAGGCTTTTCCGCTCTTCTTCGATGTTATGTGCAAAGTTATTCAACATTTCCTCTTTTGTTAACATTATGTCACATCCTGTCGAAAAGGCTAATATCTTGGCTATTTTTCATTCTTTTTAATAAGAAAAATACGATATTTTAGCCAACATCTTGACTATAGTTTCGAGTTATAATCTATATAAATATTACATGTATAATTATAAAATAAAAATGGCACTTGTCAAGCCATTGATAGGAGGTAATCTAATGGGAAAGGACGAAATGAACAGCAAGAGCATCAAAACATGGACTGATACTTATGAAAACGAAATCAAGCGGATGATAAAAGGCATCCGTGACCCTCGCCTAATGCGGTACATCTATCTTGTGGTAAAAGATGCTATCAGTGAAAACATTGACAGATAACAAACATATGTTCTATAATGTAGGTAATCGCTACTGGAATGACGTGTCGGTATATTGGAGGGATTTATGTGGATGAAGAAAAACGCAAAGAAGAACTTATTAAAATGATAGAAAACATAAAAGATGCAGATACAATCAAGTATCTGCATACATTCATAAAAACTTTTTTGGAAGAGTGGGGTTAATCCTCGCTCTTTCTTTTTAACATTGAATCGACCATATCAATAATAATTTTTCTGTCCCTTTCGGTTAGAAGAGCTATCTTTTTTAGAAGTTTAGCGTCTTGCTCTGCTAAACTTTCGGGCGGTGCGTCTTTTTTTTTCATTGGCACATCGAACCCCATAAGCCATAACGGTTCAACTTTTAGTACCTTTGCCATCTTCCCACTGCTTATGTTCGATGGTGCATGCATACCGCTTAAATATTGGCTGATAGAAGCTTTTGAGACTTCGCTTTTCTCGGCTAATTCCTGTGGTATCATATTATTGTTATCCAAGGCTTTTTTCAGTCGTTTCGCTGTGATTTCATTCTTCATTTTGTATACCTCCTTTCCTCTATATAGTAGCATAACAAAGTTAAACTTTCAACACAAAAAGTTTAATTATTTTAAACTAAAGTGTTGACAAAATAGTTAAATGGCGTTAAACTATAGTCAGAAACAAACGAAAGGAGGAAAGCAAATGCCTTACACTTATAACAAACTTAGAGGTAGAATTATTGAAAAATATGGTTCACAGTCAGCTTTTGCCGATGAAATCGGAAGAAGCCAAGTATCTGTATCAAGAAAGTTGCAGTGTAAATCCGAATTTTCACAAGAAGATATGAACACATGGGCGAGATTTCTTGACATTGGGTTAAGTGAATATGGGGTATATTTTTTTACCTAAAAGTTTAACATCGTTAAACTGCGATTGGGTATTAGGAGGTGATAGCGTGGAATACAGTCCATTAGGTAATGGAAAGCCAATATCCCAGAAAGTGAGCGGTAATTGTGTAGAAACTACTTTCGAAAGAACGAACGGATTAAAGTCGGAATACGATATTTACGTAAACTGGATGAATCCGAATCAGTTAGCAGAAGTTTCATTTCAGTTGCCTTTCCGCGATTGGAAGATACTTGAAAACTCTGAGGTTTGGAAAAATCTGGATGAATTTCTGGCGGGAGTTCAAATCGAATATATTCCGAAGTACCACCGAGCCCCACCAATTGTAGCGGAAAAGGTTGTGTATAGAAGTCTGTTAGGTTCTTTAATCGCATTCGTTCGTGATAAATTGACTCGCCAATAGCACGCTCTTTTGAGCATGAGTAATGGACACCATCATACAAGTAAGAGATATTCACGATTGATATAGCGATTCTGGAATGATTGATGATTTCGAAGTGAACGATCAGTTCATTATCATCTTTCAGCTTGAAGCCGATAGGAATAAATTCTATCTTTCTCCGAGATTGAAACAAGTTCCATGCAGTACCGACAGCACCGAAAACTGCGATAGCAAAAGTTACATTTTCTCTTGTGAATAATTCTTGCATGAAATTAAAAATGGCGTGCATTATACAACCTCTTTTCTTTAGTATTTGAAAAATTATAACACAAAAAAGGGGTGATAACAAAGATGATAACTGCATCGGTTATTTGCGCGGTATACGGGATAACTGCATTGATTGTGGCGTTTATCGTAACAGAAATCGAAAAACCGTTCTGGTTGTTCTTGAGAGTGCCATATTTGACTTGCAGTTCACAGATGTCAATAAATCTGGCAATGGCATTACTTCTGTTTTACTACATTGGACAAGTCAATGCATAACATAAATTGAATACAGGGAGGTGACAACATGGAACAGGACAAACTTTTAAAAGTAGATAAAACCATTGAAGAATTGTGCGACTTTTTGCAGAAAGAAACAGCACGTGTTGCATCTATTTATGAAAGTCAGGAATTGGTCGAAATGACAAAAGCTCTGGCTGAGCTGATGTCTGCCAGAGCAAAGTTTAATTAGTTTTCCTTTTCACTTTTCTGAATTACTCGGCATGGCAGTGCATGTATAAACAGTATAGGAGAATCCAGAAGAAAAGACAACATGCAATGGAAGAGCCAAGAGTTGAGAGGCTATGGAGCTGAAATGTTAAGCACTGAATGTAACTGAGATGGAAAAGATAGGCAGAGATTAGAAAAGAAATGATATGGCTTTGTGACGCTTAGCACGGATTCTAAAAGTAGCAGATCAGCATGAACAGACACGAAAAGATAAGGAATTGAAGAGAGAAGCTCTGAAACGGAAAAGCTGAGCACAGTTTCGACAAGAAAAGGAAGAACGTAGAGTGGTAAAGCAACCAGAACAAATTGAAAAGGAGAAAACAGTATCATGAAAGAACTAAAAGTAAGAATAACGTTCACTGAGGAAGTATTAGGTTCTCAGTGTGCGGATAAGGAGATTCACCGGACTTATATTGCATCCAAAGCACCGGACGCACCGTCCCGTGAGGACGAAGTAGCAACACTTGGTGTAGATGCAGTAGAAGAGAAATCAATGACGATTTTCCACAAATACGAAGACGGAAAGCCGTTCGTATATGACTACCAGGTAAAAGGAATGTTTAAAGATTCTTGCGGAATGCTTCGTAAAGTAAAGGGCAGTGAATCATCAAAAATTAAAGCGTACAAAAAGGAGATTGACGGTCTTATTTTTGTGAAAGAACGCAAAATACCTCTGATTTTTGACGGAGATATGGGAACGTGTCAGAGACCGCTCCGGGCAAATACACCACAGGGAGAAAGAATATCCCTTGCATGTTCAGAGACCGTTCCGGTTGGCACAACAATGGAATTTACCGTTCAGTGCATGGTAGACAGTCATGCAAAACTCATAAAAGAATGGCTTGACTACGGAGAATTAAGAGGTTTTTCGCAGTGGCGGAACTCGGGAAAAGGGCGCTATGTTTGGGACGAACTGGACAAAAACGGGAACATAATCGGCGGTAATAACTTACATAAAAAGGTGAAAAAAACAGGTACAAAAGGCAGTAAAAAAGCCTAAAAATATTTATTTTTCAATGTATTCAAATTATTGGAAAGGTAAATGCGAAAATGGTAGTTGATTTTTGGTCAAATCGCAAGCCACTTAGCAAGCCACAACCCTTGAAAAATAAGGGAAAAACAGCAACTGGTCGCAAGCCAAACGTCACTCAGATAACAATCAATTGACAAGCCAAAATTAAAGAAATTTTCAAAAAATCGAAAATTTTGACAAGCCAGTTGACAAGCAAATGACAAGCTAAAACCCTTGAAAAATAAGGCAAAACCGCTTGTCAAGCAAAAACGGTTAGCAAGCCACACAACAATCCATTAACAATCAATTCGCAAGCCAGTTGACAACAATAGAAGAATATAAAGAAGAATAAGAATAAAAAGAATATAGATATATGTCAGACATAATCGGTCTGACGATAAAAAGGACATAAAAAGTGCCCCGCTGGTACCGACATACCAGACAGGGCGGTGTACCGCTAAAGAACGCTTAGCGAATACAGGTTGATTATAACACATTCTCCTGTAATTCGCAAATCTGAAGAACAGGAGGAAGCACACATGACAATGGCAACAGAGATCATCCGCAAGTTGAAAAGAAAAGTAATCTTTTGGCGTTGCTTATGGTTCGTCACATTTATCGCAATGCTGATACTTATGATCGGGTAGGAGGTAGAGAGCATGGAAGACAAGCTTAACTACTACAGGATAGCACTTGTGATAACGCTATACGCATTGGCGGTTATGATAGCCGGATGTGTATAAAAAAGAGTGCCGATGGAAAATCCAATCAAGCACTCAGAAAAACATTCAAGAAAATTATAACACATGAAAGGAGATTTGAACATGGGAGAAGAGAAAAAAGAAAACGATACAAGGGCAATGCTACAGGAGTATATAGAACTTGGTAAAAAACTGAACACGGAAAAAGTGATGGAATCATACGCTTATATGCATGGACAGTTAGAAACTTTAAGGAGATATGTAATGAGCCATGAATACATAGACAGCAAAGATATAATCGCAATGATGGGGTGGGATGAAGATGGATAGCATTAAAGGCTATGACCATTGGAAGACCATACCGCCTGAGCCGGAAGAAGAAAAACAGGAATACTGCACATGCTGTGGAAGACTTGTATACAGTAGTGACAGCTTATACACATTTGACGGACAGGTGCTATGCGAAGAATGTGTAAAAGAGATCACAGGAGGGAAAGAAGATGGCAGAGATATGGATGATCTGCAAACCAGACTTGGAATACCGTATCGGGGCATATGTCTATGAAACAGATATGGACAAGGCTTATGTGCATAAGCTTGCCGACAAGGTAGCAGAAAAAAACAAGTGTAAAACAATCGTGAAAGTACTTTAGGAGGGAAAGAGATGCAGAAATTGGAATTGACCATAAACCAGACGATGGGGGTTATCACCGGAAACTTTGAGGACATCAAGAAATCTCTTGAAACAGAGATGGCAGTGTATGAGACAAAGCAGTTTGCGGAAGAAGACAAGCAGAAAGCCAAAGGTGATTTGGCAGACCTCAGAAAGCTGAGAAAGGCAGTGAACGACCGCAAGGTTGAAGTGAAGAAAGAGTACATGAAGCCTTACGAAGTGTTTGAGGGCAAGGTGAAAGAGCTGATCGGAGTGATTGATAAACCTATCGCACTGATTGACGGACAGGTGAAAGAGTTTGAAGCGAAGCGTGTGGAAGAGAAAAAAGCAGAAATCCAGAACCTGTACAACGAATTGGTGGAAGAAGAGATGCATGATTATATGCCGTTGGAAAAAATCTACGGTGAGAAGTGGACAAATGCATCCACCACAATGAAATCTATCCGGGAAGAGATAAACTTAAAGGCTATGCAGACCAGACAGGATATCGCAACCATTAAGGCCATGAAGTCCGAAAAAGAGGAACAGGCGTTGAACCTGTACATGGAGAACAACAACCTTGCTCTTGCTATCCAGATGATTAACCGCTACGAACAGGAAAAAGCGGAAATCTTACGGAGAAAAGAGAAAGAGGAACAGGAAAGACGTGATCGTGAACTCGAAAGAGAACGTGAGCGTGTAAGAGAAGAAGAGCGTGCCAGAATCCGTGAAGAGGAAAGACTTAAGGAAGAAGCGGAACAGAAAGCCATCGACCAGATTAAGACGGTGGACGAAGTGAAAGCAGCGGAACTCACCACGGAAGATTCGAAGACGGTAGTATTTACGGTTAAGGCTACGGATGCCGAACTGGAAGAAATTGAAATGGCATTAACTTCTCTCGGTATCTACTTTGAAAGGAAAGATGTGTAATGGCAGAAGAGAAGAAAGAGCAGAAGACAGAACAGGACAAGCGAAATCTTGATGTTACAGAAAAGCTTTCAGATATTCAGACAAGAATGAATGTACCAAAAGACAAATATAACAAATTTGGTGAGTACAACTACAGAAGTGCTGAAAGCATTTTGGAAGAGTTCAAAAAGTATAGCAGAGAATACAATGTTCTGCTCACGATACATGACGAAATAACAGAGATAGCCGGAAGAGTGTATGTGAAAGCGGTCGCAATATTCAAGGATTGTGAAACTGGTGATGAAATTTCTGTTCCTGGATATGCAAGGGAGCCAGAGACAAAACCAAAGATGGATGAATCGCAAGTGACGGGATCAGCATCAAGCTATGCGAGAAAATACGCAATGAACGCACTGTTTCTTTTGGATGATGTTAAAGACCCGGATACGAACGAATATGCGAAGCAGACGGGAGCCGATAAAAAGAGTGGTGGAAAGAAAGAACAGAAAGCCAATGACGGAAAGATTACACAAGGGCAGATAAAAGAACTTCGGAAGATATTTGAAAAAAACAAAATTGATGAAGTAAAGGCTATAGCCGGATACAGTGCACAGAAGATTGAAGATCTGACACAACAGCAGTACGGGTGGTTCCTGGATAATCAGGAAGAAGCCAGAAAGATGTTTGGTGTGTAAATGGACTATACAGGGACTTTTGACAGCTTAGCGGTGGATTTTGCCACCAATAAGCAAAAAGCCAGTCTGACGCTAAATGAAGACGCTAGGCAGGCATTTGAGAACCTTAGAGGTAAGCAGATTGCAATAACAATTAAGGCATACAAGAAAAAAAGAAGTCTCGATGCAAACTCTTACTTTCATGTACTGGTTGGAAAGATTGCAGATGCGACCGGGAACAGCAAGGTGTACATAAAGAATAAGCTAATAGCGGAATATGGACAGTACGAAACCATTAACGGTGCATTAGTTCCGCTCCCATTGGACGATGATATAGACGCATACAATGTGGAATTTGTTCATCTGCAACCTACGTCTAGGACAACCACCAATCAGAAAGGAAAAGTATTCCGGGTGAATCTGGTAATGCGAGGTTCACATACTTACGATACCGATGAAATGTCAAAACTGATTGACGGGACTGTGTACGAAGCGAAAGAACTTGGAATAGAGACAATGACACCGAACCAGATTCAAGAGATGAAAGAAAGATGGGGTATGAAGATTGGCGAAAAGACTTAAAAGTGTATTCACTGACGATATGGAACACTGCTACTTTACAGGAAGCCCAAACTGCCACAGACACCACATTTTCTATGGTCCGTACAGAAAAAAATCGGAAGAATACGGATTTGTGATTCCGTTAGCACCACATTTACATGAATTTACGCCCGAGAGCGTACACGGGAACCCAAACAGTGGGTTGGACTTAGAACTTAAGCAAATGGCACAGAGATATTTTGAAGAACACTACGGAACAAGAGAAGAGTTCATACAGGTGTTCGGAAAGAACAGGTTGTAACTAAATAAATATAGATTCATGTGGCAAAAGGAACTATTAACAGGTTCTAACGCATATCATCTCACCCATTCGATATGCACAGCACAAGATATTGTATCACGGCCGGAGAAGCCACACTCCGGCAGAAAGGAGAAAAAGCGTTTGGGAAAGAATAGAGAGACGGCAGAAAGCTATTTTATTCGAATACCGGATGGACATAGAAACGCAATACAACGTCCGTGCAACATGAATGTTGATAGAATCTTTCGAAGAATGATAGAGCATGCGAATAACAATGGTGACTGTATTGTGAATATTGGAGATGGCGTATTTAGACCGATTCCGGGTGATCCGGTAGATGAAAAAGCATTCCATGAATACATTGGGAAAGAATTACATAGAGCCAGAGCAATCCAGTATAAACGGCTCTGCATGAAGCAGACGTTTGAGAGTTGGAAAAAGATAGGTAGGGATTACAATGCATTACATTTTGATGGTGAAAGGCAAACTGAACAACATGAATGATTATATCCGGGCACTGAATACCAACAGGTATAAAGGAGCGGATATGAAGAAAGATAATGAATCCCGTGTGGTACAAGCCATATATGAGCAATTTGGAAGATTGCGAATAACAAGAAAGGTACGGATGCATTACCGATGGTATGAGCCGGACAAGAGACGAGATCTGGATAATGTGAGCGCATTTGGGCGAAAGTGTATCCAAGATGCATTAGTAGATACCAAAGTCTTACAGGACGATGGATGGAAAAACATAGTGGGATTCACGGATGAATTCTATGTTGATAAGAAAAATCCGAGAATTGAGGTGGATATTGAAGAGGTGTGAGCGATTACATAAAACTTAGCAGAAAGATACTGGACTGGGACTGGTACACAGACGTAAATACATGCCATCTGTTCTTGCACATGCTATTAAAAGCGAATTGGAAAGACGCAAGCTATCGTGGCGAAGAGATAAAAAAAGGATCATTTGTTGCATCGATAGACAAATTGGCAAAAGGAACAGGAATGAGCGAAAGCAAGGTAAAGACAGCATTAAAGCACCTGGAAAAGACGGGAGAAATCACATGCAAAAGTACCAACCGATATACCGTATACACGGTGAATAACTACGCAAGATACCAGACCGAACAGAAGAATGAAAAAAAAGATAAGCCGACCAGACAGGAAGAAAAGCCGGAAAGAGACGATGGATCCGTTGAAGCTGTCATAAAAGCTTGGAACGATTTGGAAAGCTACGGGATAAAACCTGTAAAGAAGATAGAAAAGACCTCTAAGAGATATCAGAACTTGCAAGCAAGATTAGAAAGCAACGGATTGGAAGAAGTGATACAAGCTGTGGATAACGTGAAGAAAAGCAAGTACTTACAAGGAAAAGTGAAGAACTGGAAGATAACATTCGACTGGTTTGTACTCCCGAACAACTTCACAAAAGTGTCCGAGGGACAGTATGAAGACAGCGGACAGGATAAGAAAGGATTCAATAATTTCGATGGCCGGAACTACGATATGAATGATTTGGAGAGAAAACTTATCACATAGGAGGAATAAACATGGCAAAACCGGATGGATGCACTTATCCAAACTGTTTTATCTGTCCATTGGCAGACTGTAGTTGGGCGAGTTCTAAAGCTGAATTACCAGGAGAAACAAAGAAAAAGCGGAGAATAGTAAGACGTAGCAAAAAGAACGATGTTCGGAGGTGACTTTGTGACAAGACAGGAACAGGCTATTGAGGGGTATAAACGGAAACCACATTATGCGGATCCTTTTGAATACTTAAAGCAGAAGAAACAGGAGGAAAGTAAAAATGAGCAAAAGTAATGTATTGGAATTAGCAAAGAAATTAGTAGCAGCTATCGAGAAAGAAGACCAGAAAAACAAAGTGATGCTGAAAGATATTCCGGTTGGTGGGAAGTTTAATACAGGCATCGGAAGATTTATTGTCTTGGATCAGAAAGGAGATTGCACAGCGGTTATCACAGAGGGATTATACCATAACCAAGAAGAATTTGATGGTTATAGTGCGAATTATTCATTATCAAAACTAAGAAAGCATTTTTATAAAGGAATTTATCCGGCATTCTTAGAAGAATTCGGTGACGAGAATCTTTGCTATACACCAGCAAGTCTTATATCGGTTGATATGCAGAAAAAATACGGCTCTATAGATGACAAAGTCAGACCACTGACATTTGATGAAGCAAGGAAATATAATGATCTGTTGGTAAATAAATGGCTGACAAATTGCTACTGGACATGCACGCCTTGGAGTACAAAAGAGAGAGGATGTGGGCACTTAGTAGCGATTGTCACACCGTCCGGTCGCATTAACTACACACGATGTGACTATGGCAAAGGGGCTCGCCCATTCTGCATACTAAAATCTAACATCTTTGTATCTAAAATTGAGGAGGAATAAACAGTGAATAGAAAAGAAGTATTAGAAATCCGTAAACAGTTCACACCGGAGAATTGTGCGATAACCCGTATAGCCGGATGCTACGTGGATGGAGAAAAAGAGAAACGGATGGAAAGAGAAGAAGCGTTTCTTTCACTGCCGGAAGAACAGGCATTTAAGTATTTTGATATTTTCAAGAAGACCTTATCCGGAAAAATCGGAAAGAACTTGTTGAACCTGGAATACAAGCCGAAAGAAAGTAGGAACAGTGACCCAGAGGGCGAAGAACATGAACTGTTAATGAATCTGAGAGAAAGCAAACTGAGAGACCCGGCATTGTTAGATGAATTCTATGAAAAGATTCTTACGTCTTATGACTGTGCTGAGAATTACTACATCGTGCTTATCCATGCAGTATATGACGTACCTGGAAAGACATCGGACGGAGAAGAATTGGAGGATGCATCTGAGGAAGTATACGATTTCATTCTTTGTTGCATCTGCCCGGTGAAACTTTCAAAAGCCGGTCTTACTTACAACGGGAAAGATGAACGGATGGAAGAGAGAACCCGTGATTGGGTAGTAGATATGCCGGACAAAGGCTTCTTATTCCCGGAATTTAACGACCGACAGACGGATGTACATAGCGTACTCTATTACACACGGAAGTCTGCCGAGGTACAAGAAGAAATGGTTCGTGAGGTACTTGGAATTGATTTGGTTGTATCTGCCGATGAAGAGAAAGATAAATTCGGTAAGTTGTTAAGTGATGTATTTGGAGAAGATGCAGACTGTAAGATTGTGAAAGACATCTATGAGGGCGTTATCGAAGAGATGGAACGCCATGCAGAAGACCTGGAGCCGTACAAAATTGATAGGAACGAACTGAAAAAGATATTCTGTAACAGCGGTGTACCGGATGAAAAGATGGAAATGTTTGAGGGTGCTTACCGGGAGAATATCGGGAATGTGCCTGTTATGGCAAGTAACATTTGCGACAACAAGGTGGTTAATATCCAGGTTCCAGAGGGGAAGATAACTATCGATGCAGATTTCATCAGCAATCTTGAGATTAAGGTGGTTGACGGAAGAAAATGCATGGTACTGCCAGTAGATTATGTAGAAGTTAACGGAATTTCAACGAAAGCGTAGGTGAGGAAGATGAAATATAGAGTTGGAGACAGGGTAAAAATCAAAGAAAATTTGATTATTGGAAATATGTATGGAGGTTTATGCCTGTATGGTAGCGCTACGAGACATATTGGAGAAGAAACGATGGTAACAAAAGTTGAAAGAGATCGCTACAGGTTAGCCGTTGATAATTCTTCGAGAATCTGGACAAATGAAATGCTTGAACCAGTAGAAGAAATGAGTGCGGAAGAAGCTGTTAGGCTGTATGCAAAAGTGTGCAAAGACAGCAATTGCTATGCTTGTCCAGTCTATAAAAAAAGTGGAGAGTGTGGATGTGAAGAATTTGCAATCAATCATCCAGAAGAGGTTATTGAAAGTCTTAAGCGGTGGAAAGCAGATCATGAGAAAAAGCCGATTGAGACGGAAAACGTAGTGTACATTGTCGTAATGGATGAAAAAAGAAATGTGGTATACGAAGAAAAGACTAATAAAGAAATTGCTGCTGCAACCAAAAAAGACGAAGTTCTTAAAAAATATTGCGCAGAGCATGATGGTAAATATTACGCAATTGCCGAACGTAGATGCGTAGTAAAGGAGTAACCATGAACACAGGAGAAAAGATAGATTACATGATTCAGTGCTTGCAGGTAGCAAACGAGGTGAAATAAGATGGCACAGTGGAATGCAAATACAGTACCGAAATGTGAAAAAGGGCAATGGTCAGATGAAGTGCTTGTGACTGTTGAAATAGGGAGGCGTTGCGCAGTTTTAAAGGCAATATATATTCCATATCATGGTGTAACTGTGGAAGATTCTGGATGGTGCATGGAAGACGGAATACCGGACGATTGGGAACGCATCGAAGAAAAAGATGATTGGTGGATTCCGGAGGGATGGTATGAAGTGTGTGATAACTGCCCGGATGCTACATATTTTCCGATTGATGGAAGAGTAACGGCATGGATGAAGATGCCAAAGCCTTATAAATTACGAGTTAAACAGTTAGTAAATGAGGTGAAGTGATGATATGGGAAAGAGAAAGATAAAATGCACTAACAGTTCTTGTAAGCACAATATAGGAGAAAATGGATGTGATACCTGTATAACCATTGACTATTCGGGGAAATGCCAGTCATTTGAAAAAGGTTTTCCTTATTATTTTCACATTGTATGGGATGCATTAGGAGATTCGAATTACATTGATATGATAAAAATCAAGATGGATCCAGATTTGAGAATCGGATTGTATTATGTGATGGAGTGCTATGGACTTGGATTTTCTGAAATGGAATGGGGCACATGCCGGATGGTGATGTTAAAAGGTAAAGAAGATGACAAGGGTCTAAAATATGATGAAATTGTAAATAGAGGAATGAATACAGAAAAATTCAAAAAGCTTCTTGATGATTTTGAAAACGGAATAATGCCAAGACCGGAACAAAAAGAACAGCCAAATACCGAATCAAAAGAGTTTGGATGGTTGTCACCAACTGGTGATTTTATAGAATCTCCGTTTGGAACTCATGAAAAATCAGCATCTGAAATATGCAGAAGCAAGGGATTTAACGATGAATATCGGAAGTGGAGAGATGAAAATAAAGATGCAGATGTTCATCTTAAAAGAGATTTCTTGCAAGAAGTAAAAGGATATTGCTTGATACATAATCCGCATGGAAGTGGTGGATATATTGTGACAAACATGAGAGAGCTGACGAAGAAACAAAAAGAATTCCTATATGGATATTTTATTGATATGGGAGACAGATTCAAAGCGGAACAATTTATTGATTAAAACAATCAGAAAGGAGACGGAGCTCCGGCCGGGCAAAGATATATCGGCTCCTTTCGAGAAGAATGAAAAAAGAAGAATTCATAAAACTTGCACCGAAATGCGGATATGGCAGTGAAGACCGGGCAAGAGATTATACAGAGCGAAATCCTAAAATGCATTATAGCGTGGATGATTTTATAAAACTCTACCATGAACCAATAGATTCTATGCACTGGAACGGCATACGTGCTACGAAAGGATTGTATGAAATGTACGGGATTAACGGAAGAACTACGGCTAAGAGGAATGGAGTAGCTGGAAATGACAGTACGAGACAGGATTGGGGGATGTGAGAGTGAAATTTATAGACTGGTTCGCCGGAATAGGTGGTTTCCGAAGAGGAATGGAACTTGCCGGACATGAATGCGTTGGTTTTTGCGAATTTGATAAATTTGCTACAGCGAGTTATATTTCCATGCATCTTCTGACGGACGAACAAAGAAAGAGGCTGGATGAATTACCACAGAAGAAAAGACAGAAGGAGATTTTAAACGATGAATACAGAAATGGAGAATGGTACGCAAATGACGTTAGAAGAGTGTGTGCCGATGATATTCCAAAAGCAGACTGTTGGTGTTTCGGATTCCCATGCCAAGACATCTCAGTCGCAGGAAAGCAACTTGGATTTCAAGGAAACCGTTCGAGCTTGTTTTTCAGAGTTATGTACCTTATCGGACAGCTCAAAGAAGAAGATAAACCCACTTACCTTTTCATTGAGAACGTTAAGAATTTGCTTAGTGTTAATGGAGGATGGGATTTCGCCAGATTGCTCATTGAAATGGAGCAGGGGGGGTATGATGCAGAATGGCAGGTGCTCAACTCCAAAGATTTCGGAGTGCCACAAAACAGAGAAAGGTGCTTCATTATCGGACATCTTAGAAGCAGAGGTTCCACAGAAGTATTTCCTGTCGAAAGAGCAGACAGAGAAGATAGTATTCAAATAATAGGTCACAGAGACGGTTACAGGAGAAATACACAAGTATTCTCACAGGAAGGAATCACAGAAGCATTAGACACAGCGGCCGGAGGAGGAAGAGGACATCACGTAGCAATGCCGTGTTTTATAGATTTGAGCTATCAAAAATCAGAGCTAACTAATAAGGCAAGGTGCTTACAGGCTAGATACAGCAAAGGAATCACAAATCATAAAGCAGAAGTAAGTGGAGTTGCAATTCCGGTTCTTACACCTGATCGAGCGAAAAAGCGACAGAATGGACGGAGGTTCAAAGACGATGAAGAACCGATGTTCACACTAACAGGACAGGACAGGCACGGAGTTGCAATCAAGGTTAAAGAAGCAACAAAACAAGGATATCAAGAATGCAGAGTAGGCGTTGATAGCGTAAATCTAGCTGTTCCTGGAAGTAAAACAAGAAGAGGAAGAGTTGGGCGTGATGTTGCGAATACCTTAGACACCAGTTGCAATCAAGGGATTTTCGTGCAGGTATCCGAAGAATTGACCGTATATGCTGTATGGTATGAAAAATACCAATGCTACATAGCAATCAGGCGACTGACTCCGAAAGAGTGTTTTAGACTTCAAGGATGGACAGATGATTACTTTGAAAAAGCAGCATTTGTAAATTCTAACAGCCAGTTGTATAAGCAAGCCGGAAATGGAGTAACTGTAAATGTGATCGAAGCAATTGCAGAAAAAATAAGATTTGCGTAGAAAGGTAAAAAATATGGCTAAAAGACCAGATGTAGCAGTGAATAAAATTGAATTCGATTCAAGCGAGGTAGATATGGCACTTAGAAAACAAATTCCAGAAAAACCGATATTTCTACATAACAGGAGCGATACTTGTTCACTGTGGGAATGCCCGCAGTGCAAAAGAAGATTTACAACAACACATAAACCGGGAGTACTTGATGGGACAGATATATATTATTGCCATAAATGTGGAAAAGCATTTGATTGGAGAGATTAATTATGCACATTGAATTAAAAAAGATAGATAAAGACACATTGAAAGTCGGGGATGTGGTAGGAGTTGCAAGAAAGGTGAGCTGCGGATGGAAATCATCATTCCGACACCAGTTAATTACTCCGGCAAAAATTACAAGAATTACTCCGAAACGGACAAAGATTGAGACAGATCAATTCGGAGAACATGATAAGAATGAGATTTTTTATGAGTATGATGAAAATGCGGAAAAAGAAAATGAATTAGCTATCATGTTTAAACAAATTAAAGATAGAAGACGTGCGTTTGAGGACTTTGACAGGAAATACGGTCTTGGTTCGATTAAAGATGAAGATATCCAAAACATGGCATATCACATGAAAGCAATTACAGAGATTTTGAAGAAATACAAGGAGTAGCAATGTTTGAAGAATTATATAAATTCATATTCAGATTGCATTACGGGATAAAGTTCATGCCGGAAAAGGATTTTGACGAGCTTTTATCTCGGTGTGACTGGGAGCAAAAGATGTATGCATTGTGCTTTAGATATTTGTAAACGTGGAGAAAAATCATGAAAGCACCTTGACAATTGAATATTGATGGTTGGAATGGTATAATTTTCGTATCAAATATACGGGGAGGAAAATGCCAATGAAATGTCCATTTTGTAAAAGCGAAAATACCGAAAGAATTAGTGGAAGTACAGCCTTAACAAAACGAATTCCAGAAAAAGTAAGTGTGCAAGGGAATGTAACCTGTACAGAACCTGCAAATATAATGTCGGTTGAAACGCAAAGGTATATATGTCTTGATTGCGGATTTGTTTTTGAAAAACTAAGCGAATCAGATTTGAAACAGTATAAAGAAGCATAATTTCATCTACCAACCATCAGTATTCGGTGGTTGGTATTTTTTTACTCATTTTTAGGGAGAAAGGAAGAAAAATATGGGGTGACAATAAACAGTAAAAATCACAGTATTGACTTGAGTTATTCTGGATTCTATCGTCTTCGAAAAAAAGTAGCGGAGTTAACTAAGCCGGACATCTATGAGCATTATAAAATGCTTAACGATGGGAGCTATGCATTAATAAAAATTAAAGGAAATGAAGATTTTTTCGCATGGTATGACAGAAAAATTGAAGAACTGGATAAAAAGTACGATGGAAAATATTCTGAGGTTCTCGATTTCTTATATACAAGTGATTGTGACGGAGAAGCAGATGCAGATCATTGCAAATCCGTATATGAAATCATAAAAGATTGCGATGATGATATTTGCTACGGGTATTGTGGACGCTCGGACTGCGCAATGTTCAAAGATTTTAAACAGTTGATAAAAGATGGTGCGGATACAGGAACTGGGATTGAATGGTATTAAGAAAGGAGTAAATTGTGAAAACGGTATTTACTATTTGTGTGATTATTATGTTATGCGTCTATATAGCAGTAGAGGAAAGAGAGATAAGAATTGCAAAGGAAGAAGCGTATCAGGACGGATACCGAAAAGGACTGAAAGAATGCCACAAACTTCCGACACGACCGATTATCTTGGACGAATCCACGGGAAATATTGATTTTAAATGCTCATGTTGCGGACATGAATATATAGTGTCGGAAGAACACAAACCGAAATACTGTAGCGAATGTGGAAGAAAAATTGACTGGGAGGATAGAGCGTATGGGATGCAGATATGAATGCAAAAAGTACGGAAAGCAGAGGTTCAAATGTTGCATAGAATGCGAGCATTACAAATACTGCAATAATCGAAATAGTGTGTGCGATAGAATACATTTCCATGAATATATGGAAGAATGCCCGGATTATGTAAAGGAGGATGAAAATGAATAGAAAAGAAATTACACTTTTTCTGTCGCATACCCTTGAACGCACCAAACTAAACGTTTTTGGAAAACATTATGCAAAAGAAGTGAGTATTGACCCGTGGACATCCAAGGCGAAACGCGTGGATTATATGCAGTTTTCACCCGGAGATCAAATGTCTATATCCGGGGTGGAAAAAGGAATATTTACTTGTTATGAAATTAAAAGTTGCAAGGAAGATGTTTATAGCGGGAATGGACTGAATTTCTATGGAGAAAAGAACTATATAGTAACTACGATGGAGTGCTACAAAGACTTGCTACCAGATTTACAAAACGGTAAGTTTGATGAACACTTACACCAATGCAACCCGGAATCATCTAAATATTGGGGAATTATGGTAGCTGTCCCGTATATGAAAAAGCCAGAAGATGAATTCCAAAATCCAACGCCGATAGATGATACAAATGTGATGGGGTGGGAATTAAAGGTAGTAAAACCTTGTAGAATTGGACTAAGAAAAAGATCTATGACAGAATTACTATTCTGTATGTTAAGGAGTGGAAGATAATGAGAATAATTAGTCAAGATGAAACGATTGATGTCCCTTATGAACATACAACTTTGATAAGGGAAGGTACTGAGATATATTTAAGCTCAATAAAACTCAGGGATACATTAATTGCAAAATATTCCACCGAAGAGAAAGCTGTTAAGGCTATGGAGATGTGCAGAAGCAGGTATGCATGGTGCAAAATAAGAAGCCACGGAATGAACTCACTCACTATGGCTATGAGTTTTCGGAAAACAGATGAAATAGAACAACTTTTAAAAACGTTTGCGGAGGAAAATATTTTTCAATTCCCGGCAGATGAAGATGTGGAATAAATGTACTGGGTAGACAGAAGCACTGGCGAGATCGTATCTGAAAAAGACAAAAGCAAACCTCTATGGGCATATTATGAATATTTAAGAGGTTATGGGGACGGAGTTATTATCGAGACTTACATAATAGGAGAGAACCCGCTTTGCCTGATAGATTTTGCATATTGTGTCGGCGATAAGTATGTAAATCTAAAAAGAGATTGCCATTTCAAAAATCACGGCGTGGATAGAAACGATGTTAGATTGTGCGCCATAATCGTTCCAGCTAAAGAATATGACGAAAAGATAAAAGAGCTAAAGAGAGGTGTAGAAAAGTGAATAAAGAGATCAAAAATGCAGACATAGAAAAAATTACAGTTGATTATGCAACAAAAGTACGAGAAACGGAAGAAGAGTTTATTTTTCAGACAATAACACCTTTTTGTTGCAACATTTTACTAAAAATAATATCCAAAAAGGAATTAAAAGATACACTTTTAAGAGGACAGCAAATGAAATGGATTCCATGTAATGAAAGAATGCCAAAAGGTACCGTACTTTGTTGCGATGATAGAGGAAATATGTTAGTTGGACTTCTGTGTAAAGACGAAGCGGGATATATGGCATATGGCGATGATGGACAAGAAATGTATAACTGTGTTGCATGGATGCCGTTGCCGGAACCTTACAAGGAGGGCGAGAAGTAAAAGCGATAATTTGATGGCGTTCCAAAATAGTGCTGAAAAACGTGAAGATGGATGGGTGATTGGTTCCGGTGCGCTTAAATCATTGCAAAAATTCAACATCGGCTTTCCGATGGTCAAATGGTCAGATGATTCACCGTGGCTTATCGAGGACTTGAAGAAGTTGGAGGTAGTTGACAGCTATGAGTAAAGAAAATGATATTAAAGGATGCGCTTAATGATGAATGCATTGGAAGAAAAAACAAAGGAGAAAACGGTAAAAAGAAAGAAAAACTACTATTTGGTCAAAAGTGATGTATTAGGATATGCGAAAAGGAAGGGATTGATTAATGGCCGGAGTAAGAGACAAATATCTGAGAGGGGCACATAAAGACATCTATTACATAAGCGAGGAAGATGAGAAAAAAACATTGAATTGGTGCAATAAGGCAAGGGATTATGACCAGAGACTTATATTGGAAGCTTGTCAATGCTCAAATAATGATTTGGCCAATGTACTTTTTGCGTCTCTTGTGTTGGACATTGGATATGACTATATAAGCAAAAGGTACTGGATACCAATTGCAAGAAAAGACTTCCAAGGATACAGAAGAAAAGCAATCTATATGTACTATGACCTTTTGAGACTGCACAGGAAAGCGGATTTGATAAGCTGATTCCGGCATAAAAGGCACAAACATGGGAATACTACCGAAAAGGAGTGATGCGGATGGTAAGAATCTTTGTGAACGGCAAACAGGTAACAAAAGAAGAACTTTCGAATTATGAAATCCATAACAAGGCGGTAAAAAGGATTCTTTCAGAAAAGTTGACAAAAAATAAGTGATATTTTAGAATTGACCTTGATAGAATCTTGGTCAATTCTTTTTTAATTGAAAGGAGAATTGACATGAAAAAATTAAATGTAGGTTATATGAGAGTGTCTACAGAAGCACAGACCGAAAAGTATGGTCTTGATGTCCAAGAAGACAAGATAAAGGAACTTGCCAAGAAAAGGGGCGTGAAGATAGCCAGATGGTATGTGGATGGGGGATATTCCGGGAGCAATATCCAAAGGCCGAACATACAGAAACTTCTGGAAGATGCAGAAGCTGGAGAAATCCAGGCAGTATACATCTATAAGCTTGATAGAATGAGCCGTGATGTTGTAGATACTCTTACGCTTGTGAGTAAGCTCTTACCAAAATACAATGTAGAGGTGGTATCAGCCACAGAGGATTTGCGGAACGAAACACCGATGGATCGTGTGATGTTGGGTGTTAATGCTGTGATGGGGCAGTATGAGCGTGAGGTTATCTATATGCGTACAAGAGCCGGGATGGTGGAACGTGTAAAGCGTGGACTGTGGATGGGTGGCGGTACGATACCTTACGGATATAGGTACGACAGGAATGATGGGATACTACATATCATCCCGGAAGAAGCTGAAAAGGTAAAAGCTGTCTTTCAAATGTTCCGGGACGGATATTCGTGTGATAGGATTCAAAAAATTCTTGGGATGCATTCGGAGAAACTTGTATCGAATATTATTAGGAGAATAGCCTATGTAGGTAAGATACAGTACAAAGGAAGAGTATACCAAGGCTTGCATGAACCGATCATAGACGAAAAACTATTTTATGAAGTACAAGAAGAGATAAAAAAGAGATCCACAAATTCTTATGTAAGCAACAAGCATATGCTTACCGGGTTGTGCTACTGCGGAAAATGTGGTACTAAAATGCGGATGCAGAAGTGGGGAAAGTACACCAAGATAGTATGTTACTCACAGTACAAGGAAAAAGAGCATATATCTAAGACAGGGAACCCTTGCAATAATAAAAAGGTGCGGGCAGATGTGGTAGAAAAAGAAGTAGAGGATTGTTTTAAACGATTCATCGTTAATGTTGAAGAAAAAGAGAATGAATCTGAAAGCACTCGGAAGATGATAGAAAAAGAGATATCACTAAGCGAAACAAAACTGAAACGCCTATACACATTGTATGCCAGCGGTAACTCCGGTACAGATACGCTTTTTGATGTTATCCAGGCAGAAGAAAAAACACTGAAAAATTTACAGGAAGAACTAAAGGCAGAAGACATCCGGGAGAAAGCTGGACGGGGAGAGAAAATAGAGAAAATAAAAGAGATGTCCAACGTGTGGGATACACTGACGGATTCCGAGAAAAACAAGGTGCTAAAAGAGTGTGTTGAAAAGGTAGTTATCACAGGAGATGACATAGACATACATTTTAGCATATATTAATAGGTACTTTCTCGTGTTCCAACCACCATCCCAACAACGGTAGGAAGTAGAGAAAAGGAAGAAAAGACCAAGATTCTATTATATGATTAAGATAATAAAGACGAGAACCGGAAATATAAATATATAGATTAAGAGAAAAAGATTTTGAAAACAATTGAAATCTTTTATTTTTTTACTTGACTAGTGGACACCACTATGCTATAATAAAGACAGTTAAGAGAGGAACACATCACAGGAGGTAAAGAAAGATGATGAAAGTTGAAATGTTTAATGGAGCAGAATTAGAGGTTGGAGAAGAAATCAGATTTGCAGATTTATGGCAGACAGAAGACGAAGAAAATCCAGTTAACACACTTGTAAAAATCACAGACATAAGATAAGAGAGGAAAATAAAATGACGATTACAGGGGCATACACAGAAGATGGAGAACACATATTTGTCTTTACCGAAAATACAATATATACAATCAAACTCTTTTATGGACACCCTATCGGTTGGAGAAGAACAAAAGTTGGCGATGCTATTAGCAAACAAGGAATGATCTTGACGAAAGAACGATTTGAAACATGGAAGTTATATTGCGATAAAATCGGCACTTTTACACTTCCAGGATAATGTAAAAGATGATAAAAAGGAGATAGTAATGGAGAAAGCAAAAAGAAACGTCATGATAAATAAAGCCGGAGGAACATCTGGCAAGAATACAAAGAATTACCGCATTTCTATTCCGGTAGGGATGATAAAGGCACTGGGCGTTACGGAAGATGATAGAAGTGTTGTCCTAGAAGAAAAAGACGGAGTGATAACTATTAAGAAAGAAAAATAAGCGAAAACCATTGACTGGTGGACACCACTATGATATAATAAAGACAGTTAAGAGAGGAACATATTGTAGGAGGTAAGAACAATGATGAATGTAGAAAAAATCTTAGAAGCAATTAAAGAAAATGATTATAGCGTGGTAGCAATTCGCCATTGTTGTCCGGATGAAGAATATAAAATTGGTGACATTTGCAGAAACAGCTTTGAGTGGAATGAAGAATATGAGTGCAGTTCATATGACACAGAAGAACCAGAGGAAATGGAAGGCGTATGTGGATACGCAATGTTTGAACTGATTGACACTGATGATGTAGAAGAAGCAAAAGAGATAATCGAAAGAGCTATTGAAGAATCATCTATCTACGATGGAAACAACATTGTAATAATCGGTGGGGATTCTTACTCTTATGGGAATGACGAAAACGAAGTAATTGTTGAAGAAGCAGAAGTAATTGAAATTGCATAAAGGGGAAAAAATGAGCGAATGGAACGAAATTTTAAAACAATATGAAATACTTGGAGTGGAAAGCGTTATTCCGATTGCACATATCAGAATAAGACCAGATGTCAGAGTTTTGATAGATGCATATGGAAATTTCGTTGGAGCAACAGCAACGAAGAACGAAAGATGTTCCATCCCGTGTACGATCGATTCAGAAAGTAGGACATCTGGGATAGCACCACACCCGATTCACGACAATATGTCATATGTATGCGGAGACTATCCACAATATAAAAAACGTCATGCAGCATATATGGAGCAGTTGAGGGAATATATAGAAAGCGTAGATGATCCAGTAGCGAAAAGCGTATATCAATACTTGAGCAAAAGAACTATACGCTATGATATCAAACCAGTTTCTGAAAAATTAGATACATCAGAGGAAAAACTTATGATAATCTTTTCTGTGTTAACCAAGGAAGAGACACATATGCTTTTTAATTCGAGATATAGGGATGAAGTAGTCTATGCCGGATTAATGGATAGAGGAACTATAAGCACGCAGTGGAGAGATTATTATATTTCTACACTCGAGAAGAATGGTATTTGCGGAATTACAGGAGAACCAGATTATATACCAGACAAGTACCCGAAGGGAATTCGCAATCCAGCAGATCAAGCGAAATTATTTATTGCAACACCCAAAAAAATGGATTGGATGCCAACAATAACACCGGGATACATTACGTCTCAGAAAATTATTCATACATTGCAATTTATGACTTACGAGGGGGATTCCTGGGCATATCAAATTTTAAAAAACCAAGAGAATATACCGAAAGAGTATAAGAAATGGGTAAAAGAATATGAAAGAAAAAAGGCATAGCTAAAAGCTATACCTTTTTTTCTGAATTTCTTCTTAAATTCTAACATCTTTCAACTCAACGTCCCACCATTGACTGGAACGACACTCACGAAAATCATGGAACCGCGAGAATCAACAAAGATTGCTGATAGATATATATTAATCTAAAAAAGATAAAAAGTCAATATGGAGAAAATAAAAGAGACAAAGAAATGAACATAGAGCAACCGAACATTGAAAAAATGTGCATTTTGTGGTAAAATATAAGTATCAAAATAGAAATAAAACTAAATAACGGGGACAATGAAATAGCACTTCTGACGGTAAGATGTAATTATCGTGGGAGGTGCTATTTTTGTATGCGGAAAAGGTAGGTGAGTGTATGGCAAATCTAAATAGTATTGCCAAGAAGTTACAGAAAGCAATACTACAAAAAGGATTAGTTATTAAGATGGGGACAAGCCAGTTTTATTCTGTGGAGCAAAATAGACTTATCACCATGTACATCCTATCTACCAGAGTATTAGAGCGAAAGAAAAACGGGGAATGGAAATATTATGATTATGAAATTCTCCGAACAGCATCACAGATAGAGATTGTAAATTGTTTGAATGATATATGGAGGGCGGTGAAAGAATGATGGAAAACTATACAGAGATACCAGTAGAATTAAACAAACCAGACTCATGTGATATGGAAGAAATGCAGAAAAAACTCATTAGAAAGAAACTGTGTAGAACAGGCAAGGGCGGTGAGTAGTGTGAATGGATATATGAAAGAGGGTGGGTAGATGCCGAAAGGAAAAGAACTCACTCCGAAACAGAAAGCGTTTTGCGATGAATATCTGACAGATCTGAACGGGGCAAGAGCTTATAAAGCAGTGTATAAAAGCATAAAAAACGATGCGACAGCTAGGGCGAACGCAAGCAGAGTGCTAACAAATGCTAACGTAAAAGCCTATATTGCTGAACGAATGAAAGAGATCCAGAACGAGAAGACAGCCGACCTCGAAGAAGTGATCCGGTTCTTTTCTTCCGTCATGCGTGGAGAAGTAAAAGATCAGTTCGACCTCGACGCTACTATTTCCGACCGCCTGTCTGCCGGACGTGAACTCATGCGTTGGTATGAGAAAGCCGATGGAGAAGAAAAAGATACTGGTGGAATCACAATCATAAATAACATTCCAAAACCGGAGGACGCAGATGGGGGAGATTAAGCTTACAGATGTGATAGCTCCGTCTTTTTACGGTGTACATTGGGATATCATAGATGGAAAGCATACGTATTATGATTTGTTTGGCGGTCGAGGTTCGACTAAATCTTCTTTTATCGGTACAGAGATACCACTTGGAATGATGCAAGACGCAGTAAATGGCATACATTCAAATGCGGTTGTGTTCCGAAAAGTCGGGAATACGCTAAGAGAATCGGTATTTGAACAGATTGCATGGGGAATAGATGCACTTGGAGCATCGGACGAATGGACATCAAGCCTAAGCCCTATGCAGTATGTGTATAAACCTACAGGACAGAAGATAATCTTCCGTGGATTGGATAAGGCAAAAAAGACGAAATCCATAAAGATTAGCAAAGGATATTTTAAATATCTGTGGTTTGAGGAACTGGACGAATTTGCCGGAATGGAAGAGGTACGAATGACACAACAGTCTGTTCTCCGTGGTGGCGAAAAATTCGTTGTTTTTAAATCGTTCAATCCACCGATCAGCAACAGCAACTGGGCGAATAAATACGTAGCAGAGCCGAGAGCGGACAGCTTAAGGCACAAGAGCGATTATAGATCTGTTCCGGTAGAATGGTTAGGGCAACAATTCATTGATGATGCTGAGTATCTAAAAGCAATGAATCCGAGAGCTTATGAGCATGAGTATCTTGGAATCCCTGTAGGACTTGGCACAAATATCTTTGAGCTATTGGAGATCAGAGAAATCACCGATGAAGAGATAAGTAGGATGCAATCTATCTACCAGGGCGAGGACTGGGGGTGGTTTCCGGATCCGAAGGCGTTTTTACGTGTTGCTTATGTTCCGAACCAACAGAAAGTATACGCACTGGATGAATTGGGAGGTTGCAAGATAAGAAACAGCGAGATGGCACGGCAGATCAAAGAAAAGGGATATGATGATTGCGCTATCTACTGTGGAGTGGATGAAGAAGAGAGTATTGTTGACTTCCGTGATGCCGGACTTCCGGCACGTAAAGCAATCGTTACACCGGGTAGCCGGAAGTATACGTTTGAGTGGTTGCAATGCCGTACATTAGTGATTGACCCAAGGCGGACACCAAGACTGCACAAAGAGGTTATAGAGTATGAGCATGAGCGAGATGGCAATGGTGAAGTAATAGCAGATTATCCGGACGGGAACGACCACTGGATTGATGCATTGAGATATGCTACTAGTCCGATATCTATGAGACGTGGACAAAGTGCGTAGGAAAAGGTGAGTAGATGGGAATTATAGACAAGATAAAGGCGGTGTGGAGTAAAATGTTCAAGGTAAATGATGTGAAAAAAATATTCGGGATAGAAACAGGGCGGTCATCTAATATGGATACTGCCCTGTCGAAGTATAAAGACATGCGATCCGGCATTCCGTATTGGTGTACCGGGAGGATAAAGCCGACAAGGTTTTCAAATGTGATTTGTCGTGAGATAGCGAACCTCACACTGTTTAATGCGGACATTCAGATTACAGGAAATAACGAACTGCAAAAGAGATTTGATAGCGTAATGAACACATTACAGGAGAAACAAGAGGAAAGCTGTGCGACCTGCGGAATGATGGTCAAGAGCAATGGTGACGATGTGGAGTTTTTGGATCCGGATTACTTTCTGATTACAGACACCAACACGGACGGGGATGCGTTAGCAGCTATCTTTTTCTCATACCTCAAAAAAAATGACAAATACTACACAAAAGCAGAGTATCACAGATTTGAGGATGTCGGACTGGAACGTGTATACCATATATCCAGTAAGGCTTTTAAATCGGACAACAAAGATATGATCGGTACAGAGATTACGCTTGACAGGGTAGATGAATGGAAAGACATTGAGCCGGAAGTGTACGTGCATGGATTAGAATATCCACTGTTCGTCTACTGGCGCAATCCTTACGCAAATGCGATTGACAAGGAATCTCCGCTGACTGTTCCGGCATTTTCGGAATGCATTGAGGAATTAAGATGGTTGGATATTGCATTAAACATGATGGGGGATGAAACAGAAGATAGTAGGCATATTACTTACGTACCGCAGACAGCTATTGAATACGCAAGCAAATATTCCATTGAATTGCCAAGATTTATCCAGGGTATCGAAATGGGAGCGAACGAAGATAGCATCAAAGAGCACGTTCCAACGTTATTAGTGACCGAGCGTGTAGCCGGTATTAACTTTTTGTTGTCCGTCATCGGATATAAATGCGGATTCTCAAACGGATATTTTTCTTTCGACCAGAATCAAGGCATACAGACAGCAACACAGGTAGAATCTGACGATAGACGTACACTGCATACTATCCAGGCATTCCGAAACATTTTGGACGGAAAGAACCATGATGGAGTATTGCACAGAATCATCTATATCCTGTATGCAGTAGGCACAGCAAACGGAACTATCCCGGCAACGAACTACCAAACTGCATGTGATTTTGAAGACCTTGTATATAACTTAGAGGATGATCGTGCACGGTGGTGGAACTATGTGGTACAGGGCAAGGTTCCGGCATGGATGTATTTTGTGAAATTCGAGGGAATGACCGAAAGCGAAGCGAAAGCAATGATTGAAGAAGCACAGGAACAGAATAAGCCGGACAGTGGATTGTACGAAGAATAGGAAAGAGGTGAACCAAAATGGAATATCTTATCATAGACCCATCAACAAGAAAAATTACAATCCCCAAAAGCGAACAACTTTTTGGAGTGTACGGAGAGGGCAATATTGAAAGAAAACATTTCAAATGTCCGAAAATCGTAGGAGATAATGTCGACCTGTCTGACTGTTACATTTTTGTAAATTACTATACTGCAAAAGGATTGCCGGGGAAATATACCGTAAAAGATGTGAAGGTAGACGGGGAGAATATCACTTTTTCATGGGAGTTAAAGCCACACATCTTTGACGCAAACGAGGATACATCTATATATTTTGCGGTAGAAGCAAAAAACAAAGATAAAGTGGAAGCGTTCAGAACCAGTCCGGCTACCGGAAAGGCCAAAGAGACGATAGACACGGATAAAGAGATTGAAGAAACTCACGCCGATGTCATTCTTGACCTTATATCCAGAGTAGACACATTGGAGAAAGAGCCTATTTCCGAGGAACAGATAGAGAAATCTGTAAAAAGCTATCTGGAAAAGAATCCTATAGAAGAGACGGATCCAACGGTACCAGCATGGGCAAAAGCGGAAGAAAAGCCTACTTATACCGCAGAAGAAGTAGGAGCACTTCCGAGTACGACCGTGATTCCATCGAAACTTTCAGAACTGGCAGCGGACGATGAACACGAAACTGTGACAAAGGAAGAGAAACAAGCTTGGAACGCAAAGAGTGACTTTTCAGGAGAATATCGAGATTTACGTGGGAAACCAGAACTTGCGGAATGGGCGTTGCAAAGCAAGAAGCCGACATATACAGCAGAAGAAGTAGGAGCACTGCCGGACACAACGGGAATCCCGAAAAATCTGTCCGATTTACAGGATGATTCAGAACATCGTACAGTTACGGACGCAGAGAAACAGTCGTGGAATGACAAGAGTGATTTCTCTGGCAACTATGAAGACTTACAAGGAAAGCCAACAATCCCCACAGTACCAACCACTCTTCCAAACCCACAAGCCTTAACAATCACATATGGCGGTCGAACCCACACATACGATGGCAGTGAAGCTGTTGCCATTACCATAGAAACAGGTGGCATCGAAAGAATAGAAAAACTTGATACAGATACCACAGTAACCTTAGAGCCTAACAAACTCTATGTATTTCCAGAAATGGAGTCGCTTACCTACACCATCGGCGAGGGAACGGGAGAGGTACATTTTATATTCAAGTCGGGAGCAACAGCTACACGAGTAGTACATCCAGCCGGTGTCAATATCGGAAACTTTTCGGTCGAGAGCAACAAGGTATATGAGGTGTCTGTGTTAGAGGGGTTACTTACGTCCCAGAATTGGAGTGTGAGCTGATATGTTAAGACGGCGAATGATGATGGCAAAGGCACAGGAGGTAGAAAATATGAAAGAGTGGCGACTAATAGCAAAAAGAACAATATCGGAAGGAACGAGCCGTATTGATATTACTACAGATGATGATGGAAAACCATTTTCGTGCAGTGAATTAATGATAGCAGTGAATTTGAAAGCAGATAAAGATGGAGTAGTCTCTACATACCTATTAAATGGGAAATGGACTTCTTCATATCCATACATTGATGGAAATAAACTTTCAGCTTCTTGGTTTGATAGCTATGTAATAAAAGCTTGTATTACATCTGGAATACAAATGCAAGAGTACATACCGAATAATGTTTCCAAATGGACTACGGCTATTGAGACTGCTATAACATCTTATTCTATCGTTGCGCAAAATGGAAATTTCGCATCTGGAACAGTCTATATTATTGGTAGATAAGGAGTTGATACAAAAATGCACGCAAAATTACAAAACGGATTCTTGCGCAGTGCACCCAAAACGATTGTGCTTGATGGTAAGACAATCAACAATCCATTGCCGGAAGAACTGGAACACCTAGGCTACAAGTCTGTGGTGTACACAGATATGCCGACAGATGCACCAAGCGGACAGCACTACGAATCTGGATGGGAAGAGGGAGACAAGATAGTTCAGACGTGGACACTTACGGACGATCCAGTCTATCCAGAGCCGGAGCTTAGCGCAGAAGAAGCATTCAATATAATAATGGGGGTGGTACAGTGACAAGAGAACAAGCAGAACAGTTAAGAGGACTGTTAGAAAACCAGACAGCCAACATGACCGATGAACAAATATTGAAGTATCCAGACTTTGTAGAGAAGTGGCAGTCTGGCAAGGAATATGTAGTTGGCAAGCGGTTGGAATACAATGGTACTATCTATAAGGTACTTACCGCACACACAAGCCAAGATACATGGATACCGCCGGATGCGCCGTCCTTGTTCGCTAAGGTGCTTATTCCAGATAGTAGTACAGTGCCAGAGTGGGAACAACCAGACAGCACGAATCCATATGCCAAGGGCGATAAGGTTACGCACAACGGCAAGACATGGATTAGCACGGCAGACGGGAATGTCTGGGAACCGGGTGTGTATGGATGGGAAGAGGTATAAGGGGACACGTCAATCCGAAAGATAAATAATAATGTCTGTAAAGGAGGACTAAAAAATGGAACAGATTATAAATTACGTAAAGCCAGAACTGGTGGTAGTATCTATCGCACTTTATTTTTTGGGAATGTGGATGAAAAATTCCAAGAGAATCAAAGACAATGATATTCCTATTTTTCTCGGTATAGTTGGAATTATTATTTGCGGTCTATATGTGATTGCGACATGTAACTTGTCTGGAATGCAGAATATTTTTATGGCACTGTTTACGGCTATCGTACAGGGAATTCTTGTAGCCGGACTGAGTACATACGTTAATCAGATTATTAAGCAGATTGGAAAGGACGAATAAAGATGGCAACAAGTACGATTAATATTATTGTGATTTGTGTGTTTTTCTTAATTCTTCTTGCATGGCCAGATGGAAAGGGTAAGTAATGCTTACGCCGGAATATCTCTTTCATGTGACCGAGGGAGCCGAAAAGATAACGTCAGACATGCATAAGAACATTATGGACATGATCGTTGAGCGTATAATGGTACGCATAGGTCGTGGAGAAGACTATATGCTTACAGCTACGGACAGGTGGCAGATACAGGTGTTACAGGAATCCGGCTACTTATTGGAAGACATACAAAAAGAGATTGCTGACAAAACGAAGAAGCAAGAGAACGAGCTGAAAAGTGCATTTGAAGAAGCCGGCATAAAAGCTATCGAGAGAGACGATGCGATATATAGGGCGGTAGGACTATTACCTACGCCCTTATTGCAATCTCCGGCATTGCTCAGAATACTGGAAAGAGATTATAACGCTACGTGTGGAGAATGGAGAAACCTTACACGAACAACGGCAGATGAAGCACAGAAGTTGTTTTTGAAAGAGGTCGACACAGCTTACCGCATGGCATCAAGCGGTACTGTATCATACACACAGGCTGTTAGAGATGCTGTTGACAGGATTGTAAAGCAAGGTGTCAAGGTTTCGTATCCGTCCGGTAGAGAAATGAGCATTGAATCAGCCACAATGATGACTGTCCGCACAGGGATAAGCCAGTGCGCCGGAGCAATCGCACTGAAACGAATGGAAGAAATGGATTGGGACACTATCTTGGTATCGGCACATGTAGGAGCACGAATTGGTGATGGCGGTACCAATCCAACGAACCACTTTTGGTGGCAAGGAAAATTCTATTCCCGGACAGGCAAAGACAAGAGGTTCCCGGACTTCCGAACATCAACAGGCTACGGAACGGTGACAGGGTTGTGTGGCGTGAACTGCCGACACTCTTTCGGATCCGGTGACGGTGAAAACAATCCGTATGCAGATATTAACCTGTCGAGTGAAGACAATATCAAAGCAGAAGAGCGTGCGAAAAAGCAACGACTTATGGAAAGACGCATTCGCAACAGCAAGAGAGAGATTCAGAATTTGCAAACTGCTATAGATGCAAGCGGAGATGATAAGCTTAAATTCGAATTGCAACAGATGTATGACCGCAAATCAGCGGTACTGAGACGGCAAAATAAGCATTATCGTGATTATTGCAAAGAAAACGACCTTAAAGAATATTCGGAACGTCTACGGGTAGCACAGTGGGATAGGTCACAAGCTGTGAGATCAGCAAAAGCAGCACAGAGATATCTTAATGCGAAAGGTGATGTAAAATGAGTGGATTAACAAGAATGGCAAAAATGTGCAGAGAGTGTCCGTTTAAGGACAAGTGCAAGAATAAGCGGTTGGAGAAAGAAGCGTATCTTACTCCTGTTATCTCACCGATTATTGAAGATATGGCATCACCTGTATTAAATGCTCATGATTACAGAAATGTAAAGGTTGCAGAAAACACGACAATCACTATTGATGTAGAGGAACTGAAAGAGAGAATGCGAAAAGAGATATACAGGCAAGCCGGAATCGGATTGAATTATGGAGTGTAACACATGGAACTAATAACACAGATACTTGCTATATGCGGTGCTATATCTGTTATCGGTGGTGCTGTTGCGGTGCTTTCCGGGTGGTACAAATCATGGAAAGCACCAAAAGAAAAACAGGACAACCGTATAGAACAGATTGAAAAGCGAATAACGAACATCGAAACATCTATCACAGGGATTAATCAGAAACTTGATAACGATTATAAGAACATAAGGAATACGAGGGATGATATGAATCTATTAATGAGAAGTATGTTTAATTTGATCGAGAACAAAATCACAGGAAATAACATTGAGGGTTTAAAAAAAACTCGGGAAGAGCTTGTAAATGCTATGACGGACAAGAAACCAAAGGAATTATGAAAATATACTCTTTTACACGACCAGAACTTGACTATTTTGAGTTAGAATGCAACTTTACATCGGATGAATTGAAACTGTTCCGGCTCCGTGCTAAAGCTATGCCTTTGGAGGATTGCGCGGAAGAAATGAATGTGAGCGTGTCTACAGTCAAGAGATTGAGTAGAAGAGTGAATGATAAGATTGAAAGGGTGGTATAGGTATGTGGCTTGAAGATGTAAAACCTTGTAAAGCGCACACCGAAGCAACTGGTCAAGAAGTATCGGGCGTACTTGGATTTGGTGAAATAAATTTTAACGCTGGTTTGATTATTGACGAAAAAGGAAGAAAGAAATATAAACATGGACATATAGCGTATATTCCTGTTTTTGAAACTGCTGAATTTGTAAAACCTTTTGAGCACTTTACAAATGTCCATACAAAAAAATAGATTTCCAAGCATATTACGGATCACAAGCATATTACGGAGCAAGTTCTGAAACTAATACATTTTGCTTAGTTGGAGTAAAACCAATATCTGAAGAAGAGCACAACAAAATAACAGGTGCAAATGGATGATTATATGATTGAAAGGGGATAAAGATATGAACTTCGGAGAAGCCATAAAATGCATGAAAAATGGAAAGAAAGTTACACGTAATTTATGGAAAGAAAATTTTTTTAATGGGAGAAAACAGTTTATTTTTATTGGAAAAAACAAAGGTTTAACAACGAATACGTTTCTTGCAATTCTACCAGAAGAAGAATGTTTTTCTGACTGCATTATGAGTTACACACGAAAAGGAAGCTTTCAGCCAAACTGGACACCAACACAAGAAGATATGCTTGCGGAAGATTGGGAAATGTATCCGGCAGAGGAAACGGTAGTCGATGAAACGCCGAACATTACGGCAGATGAAATGATTGATCTCAAAAACCGTATTGGGTGGAATATTAAATTTTATTCTACCGGGGAAACAATTATTTCTGAGCACATGGACTATCAAAAACGCTTAACCGGGACAGAAAGTACATATACGCTGTCGTTTGCTATCCCTAAAAAAAGTCTTGATGGTTTGTCAATGACAAATAAATGCCAAAATGTTATCGTTTCTGGACTTTTATTTAAAGTATATGCTTCTAGGAATATTGCTGACGATAGCCTTTGGCTCGTGACTGAAAGTGCCTTATCTGAAAAAGAATTTCACACAATTATAAGATTGGAGAGGTGATTGTATGATACCTAAGATTTTTAAAATAAGTGGATATCTCATAGACCCGACAGGCAGACTTGAACCACACCACATTAAGGCGAAAATGCTTTATGGCTGTGGATTTCCGCTTGTAGGACAGCACATTCACGTACAGAAAGCAGAGATTAAGAAACTGGATGAAAAGCATCCGATCATGAAAGAGAACTGTGATTTGGCAGAATGTGAGAAGTATTTCAACAATGAACCGCCGATGGTGAGTAATAGAAAAGTTGAACCAGGACAGGTGTACAGGCACTTTAAGGGCAAGACGGTAAAAGTCCTGTATATTGCACAGGATAGCGAAATGCCGGGACAGTTTAAGGTAGTCTATGAATGCTCTAATGGCGTGTGGTGCAGACCTTACGGAATGTTTGTTAGCAAAGTAGACAGGAAGAAATACCCGGATGTGAAGCAGAAGTATAGATTTGAGTTAGTGGAGGAATAATTATGATTTTTAAAGAAGCGTTTGAATTAATGAAACAGGGTGCGAAAGTAAAATTGCCTGGATGGAATGGTTACTGGTGTTGGGATAATGATAAGCAGACGATTATGATTCATTGCAGACCAAAGGATTCCGACAAAGGACAGGGAGATGTTCTTGATATCCGTGAAACGCAGAGAGTAGAATATACTTTCATGCACACACAGAGAGACGATTGGATGGTTGCTGATGAAGAAAATTGCGGTATTCTCGGTGGTCAGTCAACATTTGGATTTGGAGATGCTATCCGTTATCTAAAAAGAGGACTTAAGGTAGCTCGTAAAGGTTGGAATGGTAAAGGAATCTATCTGGAAATGTATTCGCCAGAAGTCAATCTTGAAACTATTGCAGAAGCAGTGCATAACGCATGGTGGGAAGAAAAGAAAAAACAGGGAGTTACAGATCACCCGGATATGATTCCGTATTCTGAACTAAGTGAAGAAGTGAAAGAATACGACAGAGTTACAGCAAGAACAACCATTGAAGCATTCAATTATATGACGCATTCGTTCATATATATCAACACTACTGGATTACAGACAGAAAATCCTTATGCGCATAAAAATAAAGTGCCGTGGACACCGTCTCAGACAGATATGCTTGCAGAAGATTGGATGTTTGTGGAATAGGAGGATTAATTATGATTATTACAGGAATGGATCACTTTCAGAGTGTATGTAAAAAGAAACTTGTTGAATGGTACAACAAGAGCGACAAACCTCACAAGGGACCTAATGATGTTCAAACAATTGGCTTAAGCAATGTATTTATTGTATGGAGTTGCAAGACATTACAGAACTACAAATGCCTTGCATCAACAGACATCATCGGTGATGGTATCTATGCTGAGTATACATACAGCGGGGATAAACAGGAGCTGTATGAGGATGTGTACGGAAAGATTACAAACACCTGTCATACAGAAGAATAAGTGATACTTTTTAGAGACTTTAACGAACTGTTAAGGTCTCTTTTTTATGCGTAAAATGAAAGCATAGAGAACAAGAAAATATTAATTTACAGGAGGTATGAGTATGAATCCATATATGTCATATACACCGTACATGCCACAGGATGCTTATATGCAAGACCAGATGGCATTACGGCAACGGATAGACAACTTATCACAGGCTCAACAGCAATACAAGGCACAGCCACAGCCGAACGTGAACTGGATACAGGTGGCCGGGATTGACGGGGCAAAGAATCAGATTGTACAGCCGGGAACTACGGCTTGGATGATGGACAACAACGCACCGTACTTCTATGTGAAATCTGTAGACGGTGTGGGAAGTGTGACGTTTAAAGCTTTTGAATTCCATGAGGTACAGGCGAACAATCCACAACCTGTAGTGGAAAATATGGACGCTAAGTACGTGACAAGAGAAGAATTCAACAAATTACTGGATACATTGAAACCTCAGCCGGAAGAACAGAAAGGGGAGCTGACGCATGAGTAATCCGTTAATGGGAATGATGGGCGGTATGCCGGGTGGTAACAGTCCATTCGGAATGATTCAAAGAATGATGGGGATGATGCAAAATACACAGAATCCCGGAGCAATGCTACAGAATATGGCGCAGAGCAACCCGAACATCAAAAAGGCTATGGATATGTGCCAAGGAAGAAACCCGAAAGATGTATTTATGGAGATGTGCCAGCAAAATGGCATGAATCCAAACGACATTATTAATAAAATAAAGTGATATCCGGACGGAGTGCACACGTCTTGATAAATAAAAGAAAAGGAGAACCAACATGAACGAGGGATTAAACACACTTAGTGCTGCCGATGTAGCAGCAGTCACAAGAAACAACGATGGTAACATGTGGGGTGACGGTGGATGGTTCTGGATCATTATTCTTGCTTTCCTGTTTTGCGGTAACGGATGGGGAAACAACAACGGAGCACATGACGCTTTTGTCTCTGACGAATTCGTGAAAAGAGATATCTTTAACACAAATCAGAATGTGTCTAACACAGCTTGCGAGACACAGAGAGACGTATTAGAGAACCGCTATACCACACAGCTCGGCTTACAGAACTTACAGGCTCAGCAGGCTCAGTGTTGCTGTAACACACAGAAAGAAATCTTACAGAGTAGATATGATGCGGCATTACAGGCACAGAACATGCAGGCACAGATGGCACAGTGTTGCTGTGACATTAAAGAAAGCATCTTAGCAGATGGACAGGCTACACGCCAGTTAATCCAGGATAACACGATTCAGAACTTGAGAGACAAGCTCGCTGATCGTGACAGAGATTTGCAGACAGCATATTGGCAGATCTCACAGGTATCACAGACCAATAACATTATTGATGCAGTGAGACCGACACCAAAACCGGCTTATATGTCTTGCAGTCCATATTTTGCGTATAACGCATTTGGTAATGGTTGCTGTGCAAGTGGGAATGTGATGTAAGTGAATGATATATCACTACTTGACTTTCTGACAGTGTACGGGGTTGCTTTGCAGATGGCGAATTTTAACAGCGATCTATCACAGGCGAGTAATTCTGACATCGAGAAACACTTGCATGAGCAAGACAGTAAGTATTTTTTGAAAATAATTGAAAACCAAAACAAAATCATAAGCATGTTGGAAGAATCCATATCTACGAAAAAGTAGTCTTGCGAAGATCAAAGAGAGTAGGCATGCGCTTGCTCTCTTTTTTAAGAAAGGAGAAAAAATATGTTAAATTCTATTGCTAAAAATGCTCAGACAGTAGCAACAAATCAGAATGTATTATTTACAGAAACAAGAGTGAAAAGCCGTAGATGTGCTTGTAACACAGGGTGGCTTGCACATGACAACGGCAGTGGACTTTTTGAAATCACAAACCGTGGAAATCTGCCAATGGCGGTCGAAGTTGAGTTTAACGGAAACGTTACGGCATCTGCAATAGGAGCGGTAGCGTTATCTATCAAACAGAACGGGGAACCGGTTTCTGGTACTGAAATGGACTATACAGTAGCAACGGCAAATGTGTATCAGAATGTCGGTGCAACTACATTGATTGCAGTTCCGGCCGGAAGTAGCGTCACTATATCGGTCGGCAACGTTGGCACAGTTGACACATTGGTTAAGGATGCGAATATCATCATTAAAAAGCTCTCATAGAAAAGGGGTGAGTTTCTATGATTGATTTTAAAAGCAACCTAGATGTCAAAACTCCGAAAGAAATCTTTGCCGAAATCAATGAACGGTTTATCGGAGCGGTCATGATGCACGGACAGTTTGCGGACTACTTCGATTTTCTTGGCTTAAAAGGCTTTAAGCGGATGCATGAGTACCAGCACATTGCGGAAAGCTTGGAACGCAGGAAAGTGTGCCGATATTTTATAAACCATCACAATCAGCTTATTGATGATGTATTTGATGGAAAAGTGAATGTTATCCCGGATGCGTGGAGAACGGCCAAACGGTTGAGTGTTGGGAAAAGCACAAAGCAGAAAGCCGTAGAAGATGGCTTTGTCGAGTATCACAATTGGGAATCCGAAACAAAGGAAGTGTACGAACAGTACGCACACACGCTAAGAGAAAACGGCCATGTGGCTGATGCTATGTTCGTGGAATGTTTGGTAGAGGATGTAAGCGAAGAATTAAAAACTGTAGAATGTATGATTAACGACCTCATATCTACCGGATACGACATGGTATACATCACAGAAATTCAATCGGAGATTCACGACAAATACAAAAAGAAAATGAAAGGAATCGAGGTGTAATAAATGAGCGAGATCAAAAATATTTTGGAAGAACAGCTTGAACGTGAGAAAGCATCTGCAAAGAAAGACTTAAATATGTCTAACTTACAGGCAATGTACATGATTACATCTACATTATGTAATATGAAATCTTTGGAATGTGAAAGCGTACCAGGGATGATTGCGGATGCATCGGAAAACCTTATCAAGAAGTACAGTAACGGAAAGTACGACAAAAACATTGATGCACTATATGACCAGTACATTATGGCGAAAGAGATGTATCAGCAGAACGGAGATCAGGCACATAGAGACAAACTGATGGAAAGTGTCGGAAAACTCATGGTAGAAGTTTACGACATGCTTTCCTCTATGGTGATGGATTCAGATTTTGCGGAAGAACGGAAAGAGATTCAAAGGCAAATCAAGAAGCTTGCGGAAATGTAAAAACATGGGTACGGAGTGCTATATATATTAATGTTACGATATATACGGTGAATCACATAGGACATTTTCTTTTCTTACTTGATACACCTCCTTTCAATAAAGCCTAATAGCGGAATGCTGATTAAAGGGCGGTCAAACGCCCGTTAGGCTTTCCCCTAAGGTTGCGGACTTAGGGAACTGTCATCTTATGTTACCTCCTAAAAAATATAATATGATAAATTTTTATCCGCAAAGGATAGTACACAGTATGGTGCATGGATTCATTTCCGACTATCCTTTTTCTGTATAGAGTTAGTTACGGAACAATATGCAGATTGACCGTCAAATAGCCGTAACAGTGGTTGGAACTGTATAAAGGGAACACTTACACCAACCACTAACGGGATATAGTTCAATGGTAGAACGCAGACACTTTTAATGTCTGAGAATGGTGGTTCAAATCCACTGCCCCCGATTAACCTAGGCCGAGGTTTAGAAGCCTTAATCTCAACTGCTGACGAAGCAGTACCAAATAACGTAGGGAGGATATGCAACTATGAAAAACATTTTACAGATTATTGCTGATTCCGGTCTGAAAGTTACGGACGAGCAAAAGGCAACAATTGAAAATGCGGTGAAAGAGAACTACAAGACGATTGCTGACTATGATAAGCAGACACGAAAAGTAGAAACTCTGACACAGGAACGTGACAACTTTAAAACACAGTATGAAACAGCGAAAGAGACTTTGGACGGGTTCGAGGGAAAAGACTTCGATGCGATCACAAGAGAACGTGATGAGTGGAAGACAAAAGCAGAGAATGCAGAAAAAGAATGGAAAGACAAGCTTGATGCCAGTGAAAAAGAGTACAACCAGAAGATTGAAGAAAGAGACTTCAATGACGTTCTGACAAAGGCTCTTGCGGGCGAGAAATTCAGTTCTGATTTTGCCAAGACAGGCATTATCAACATGATTAAGGATAAAGGCCTGAAACGTGAGGGCGAAAAGATTCTTGGTCTTGATGATTACATGAAAGAACTGAAAGAATCTCAGAAAGACGCTTTCGTGACTGATGGTAAGACACCGCCAGTATTCACTACACCTACAGAAAAAGGCGGAAGTGAACAGAAAGCAGAGCCGTTTGTTCCTGGAACTGTTTGGTAAAACCATACTGTGAACCGACTATCAATAGGAGATAGCCGTTGACCTTAAAGAATTAAAGGAGAACAAAAATGGCAGAAACAACAAGAATTACATCGTTAAATATGTTACTTGACCCAACCGGAAAAATGCTTCTTGCAGAAGAGTACGGAAAGGTCATTGAAAACGTCCAGAAGAACACTATTTCTGGAAAAATGAAGAATACCGAACTTTCCGGTGATCCATCAGCCGGAACCGTAGAAGCGAAAAGATTCGCAAATGCGACATCTAAGAATTATGGAACTGCCAGAGGTGCAGCTAAAGGCGATGGAGTAAAAGGAAAGCCGGTTACGATTCCGATTAATGTAGATAAGGAAATCGTAGAAGAGGTTGAACAGAAAGACGTATCTCTTCTCGGAGTAGAGGGACTTATCGCAAAAAGAACAGCAAACCATGCACTTAGAATGATCGCAGAACTCGACACTGAGTTCTTCAAAGTTGCCGGAACAGATGCGACAGAAGTTGATCTGACAGGCATTACAGCTATTGAGGAACAGGCTGAAACCATGATTCAGCAGTGCGAAACCACCAAGAATGAATATGTGGACGGAGTACCACGTTCTATGATGAACATGATCTGTACGCCAAAATTCTACGGAAAAATCCGCACATATCTGGACAAGGTTACAGTTCCGGGTGTTGGCGTGGCTGACGAAGAGTTCTACGCTTATCATGGCGTAAAAACATTCTCATGCGTGCACATGCCGACAGACGTTGATGTGATCGTGATGGTGGATGGAGCTATCGCACAGCCTGTTAAATCCACACCATACAGTGCTGAGAAGATTCCTCTTTCAGAAGCATATGGCATCGAACTCTTTTACCATTACGGAACAAAATCTGTAATGCCAGACCTTATCTTCAAGAACAAGAAAGGTGAGTAAGCATGAGACGGTTTGAAGACTTGGAAACAGGAAGAATCTTATCAACTGATCATGAAACGAGTGCTCAGTTGATGGAAAACAATCCACAAAAATATAAAGAAGTCAGTGACGTAAAGCCAAAGACGAGATCGAATCCAAGAAAGTAGGAAAATTAGGTGAAACACTATGGCGTACACAGATTATAAGTTTTATACAAAAAAATTTTTCGGAAAAACAATTCCAGAAAGCGAATTTCGTGAATATGCAGAGCGAGCCAGTGACTGCGTAGACAACTACACGATGGATCGTCTTGTCGATGGACTTCCAGAAAATGAGCGAGCAGAAACAAAAGTTCAAAAAGCTGTATGTGCAGTAGCTGATGAAATGTATAAGATAGATCAATCTAAAAAAGCTTCTATGGATGCCATAGGAACCATACAGAGAGAAGATGGGACGGTCGTAAATAAGACCGTCTCTTCTGTTTCTTCTGGAAATGAAAGCATATCTTACGCTAGCGGGAACAGCCAGAGCAATCGGTATACTGTAGCAGCTACAAATGTGCAAGAAGAGAAAAAACTGCTTCTCGAAGCAGCGGTTAGCTATCTTTTTAACGTTACCGATGATAACGGAGTGTACTTGCTATATAGAGGGATTTGAACAATGAGAATTATTAAAAGATTATTTTGCAAACACAAAAAGAAAATCCATTTCGGAACATATTTGGAAGATATCGGCAACGGGATAAAAGAAACAAGGCACATATGGAAGTGTGAAAAATGCGGTAAGAAGTTTTATTAACGAGAGGTGATACCAATGTATAGCAAAACTATAACTGTATTCAACAAATATGTGAATCAAAAGGATGAAATATTTTGGTATCCGACCGTAATTAAAGGTGTTCAACTCATTGTTGATAAATCCGCAAACATCGAAAAGACAGGACTTGATACGGCTGACACGGCAACGCTCCATGTTCTGTATCACATGGCATCCGATGAAAAAGTAGTAGCTGGCAAAAAGTATCTTGAGCCTAAAAAATGGGCGAAACAAATTAACGATACGCTTGGACATACCGTCACATTTGCAAGCGGTGACTTTTTCATTGAAGGCGAACATGATGAAAAGATGATAGAAGATGAAGACTATCAGAGCCGGAGAGACGGTGGTTTTTATGATTACATGAACAAAAATAACGACAATGTATTCTTAATCACCAATGTCGGAACATACACACTTATCCCACATTTTGAGATAGGGGGAAAGTAAATGTCACGTAGCAGAATGTTCCATTTTCCGAACATCTCGATAGTTGAAGCTGACATCAAAGTGAATGTGAATCTTGACCGATTCGAAAAGCAATTCCAAGATGCTCAACTTTGGTTAGATGAACAGGTATGGACAGGCACAAAAAAGTATACTCCACAAAGAGACGGGATGCTGATTGATACAACCAATACGCAGAACGAAGCCTTGAAAGGTAGTGGAAAGGTTTATGCCGGATATGGTCCTTACGCAAGATTTTTGTACATGGGAAAAGTCATGGTAGACCAGGAAACAGGTTCACCTTGGGCGAGACCAAAAGCAAAAAAGGTCGTGACAGACCGTGATATCCAGTTTTCGAAAGCACCAAATCCTTTTGCAACAGACCATTGGTTTGATGCTGCTAAAGATGAATTTGGTGATACATGGGTAAAAGGAGTGAAGAAACGTGCAGGCGGTGGATAGTAAAAAAACAGTGAAATACGATGTTGACGGATACGACATTGTAACAAATGCACTTAAAGATTTGCTGAATCAGTATCCTGGATTGGAAACCGGAGAAGCGTTTAAGTTTTCCACTCTGAAAGAAGATAATGGAATGGCATTCTATCCGGTATCCGGTGCGGTGATTGCACAGGAGAAAAAATCGGTAACAGGTAAGGTGAATCAGCTTTGCAACTACCCATTTTATATCGTGTACAGGACATCCCGTGATTCTCCGAATATGAAAGCGGATATAAAGGAATTTCTTGATAGTGTAGGTAAATGGCTGGAACGACAAACAGTCGTGATTGATGGCGAAAAACAAAAGCTTTCATCTTACCCAACACTTACAGAAGAACGAAAAATAGAAGAGATTACAAGAATCACACCATCATATCTTGACAAGACTTACGAAAACAATGTGCAAGACTGGGTGATTAGTATGTCTCTTAAATACAGAAATGTATTCATAAGAACTAATTAACCGGACATCAATTGGAGATGTTCGCTGACCGTAAAAAGTTAACGGTAGAAAGGATTTTAATATGGGAAATCTTAGTAGAGAAGCACTCGCACATTATCTGGACTATAGCTTCAAACAGACAGTAGCAAGTGCTACGTGGGAAATCCTTGGTGATGACATCGACGATATGTCGGTTGATCTGAACCCGGATACAGAGACGAAGAAGAACATTCTTGGTCAGACAAAAACAACAGATAATGGATATGAACCGTCTATGGATGCAGATACATACTATGCAAACCCTGACAAAAAGCTGTATCCGAAGATTAGGGATATTGCAATGAAACGATTGAAAGGAGCGGACTGCAAAACACTTATGCTGGAAGTCCTTGTGGAAGATACAAGTGCAGAAAACCACCTTGCATATGTCGAAGAGGTTATGGTAAAACCTCAGTCTTATGGTGGAGATACATCTGGTGTAAACATTCCGTTCAAGGTGTCTTCCGATGGAAAGAGGACAGAGGGATATGTAAGTGCCACTTCGCTCGCTTCTGGCAATCCAGAATTCACAGCCGGAACAATCCCGCATAGTCTTTCTACAGGAAAAGAAGTACTGTAACGCTTTATTAACAGGAGGAATAATATGAGCAACAAGTTACCAAAAAAAAGAAACAACAATCAACTTTGTATCTCGGTTGATTCTGGAAAGATTGAAGTACCAATTATAGACAAACACACACATGAAAAACTGGGGCAGTTGGTATTTGCACCAAATGACACAAACATCGTTGAAAGATACGAAGAGGTTGTATCTTTTTGGAAGAATTACAAGATGCCTGAAGAAGACAGTTTAGAAGCTGTAAAGAAAGCGGAAAAAGAAATTTCAGATCAGCTTTCGTATTTGATTAATGCGGATGCGGAAAAAGCTTTCTTTTCTATTCTTGGTCCTTTTTCTCCTATGGATGACGGGAAAATCTTTATGGAACAGGTGCTTGATGGTGTAGCACAGGTTATTGAGAAAACTCTGAATACCAACGTAACAAAGGTACAGCGCCGTGTAAATAAGTATGTGGCCAAGTACCACAACTAATGGATGTCTGGAAACTTCCGAAATCCGTTAACGTAAACGGCAAAGAATATCGAATACGCTCAGATTACAGAGCCGTGTTAGATATTCTTTGTGCTATTAATGATCCCGATATAGTAGCCGGAATGTCAGAGGAAGAAAAAAACTTGGAGATATACACAACGATTCTGGCTATATTCTACGAAGACTTTGATAATCTTCCAATGGAAGACTGGGAAGAAGCTTTAAAGACGGCGAAAGAGTTTATCGACTGCGGATTTAAGGGAGATAAGAAAAAACCGCAACTTATGGATTGGAAAAAAGATGCAAAGATTCTAATTCCGGCCATTAATAAAGTGGCACATGAGGATATTCGTGATAAAGAGTACTTACATTGGTGGACATTCATGGGACTTTTTATGGAGATTGGAGAATCTCTGTTCAGCACTATCACCAACATCCGTGAAAAAGTCTCGAAAGGGAAGAAATTGGATAGTTGGGAAAAAGAATTCTATTCTAGCAACAAAGAACTTGTTGACCTTAAAGTGACACCAGAGCGAAGCGAAGAAGAAAAAGAAGAATTAAGAAGAGTATTCGGACTCGTAAATAATTAACCGGGTATCATGTGGAGATACCCACTGACCGCAAATATTTAGCGGTAGAAAGGACAATACATGACAGAAGATGGAAGTATTGTTATTAGCACAAAAATCAGAACTGATGGTATAAAGGCTGGCACACAAGAAATTGAAGCCGGATTGCGAAGAGCAGCAAACAGGGTGGATAATTTAGGGACGTCTGCAAAAAACGCCATCAACAAGCAGATAGATGCTTTTGCAAAACTGAATAACGAATACATCGCACAAGAGCAAAAGGTAGAATCGTTACGCCAAAAGGTAGAATCCTATGCAAATCAGCGCATCCCAACCGCAGAATACAAGAAAATACAGGACGAGATAGAAACGACTACGGCAAAAATGAATCAACTCATAAAGGCTCAAGAGTGGTTTGTTTCTAATGGTGGAGATATCAATTCTAATATATATAGAGATCAGCAACGTACTGTGGATGAGTGGTCAAATTCGATCGAAAACGCTAAAAATAAATTGGCTGATTTAGAAAAAAGTGGCAAAGCGTTTAAAGAAATTAAGAGTGCAGAAGCTCCACAAGCCGAAGTTGAAAAACTTGCTGTTGCAGAAAGAAGACTTGCTGATATGCAGAACCGATTAAACACATCGTATTCTGGCATTAAAAGCAAACTTGCAAGTTACGGTACTGGTTTGGTTTCCTTGAAAGAAAAACTTTTTGGAGTAAACAGTGCTAATAACAAAACTGCAAATTCCAATTCAAAACTGAGTAGGTCATTTAAAGACGCTAGTAAATCAGCCGGATCAGCAAGAATGAGTATCGGAAGAATGCTTACGATGTCTGTATTGTTTAGCAGTGTTTTTCGAATTCTTAGTGCTCTTACACAAGGGATTATTGGTGGATTTAACAATCTGGCTCAATATTCCAAAACCACAAACGCAAATATATCTACTTTGTGGGGGAGTCTTATCAGATTGCAAAATGCATTTGCTACAGCTTTCAGTCCGATTCTGGAAGTTGTGACACCAATATTGTCACGATTCATTGACCTTATCAGCACAGCCATAACCTATGTAGGAATGTTTTTCGGTTACCTTGCCGGGAATAAGACGTACACAAAGGCATTAGCAGTGCAAAAAGATTATGCTGCCAGTTTGGACAAGACCGCCAAGTCTACGAAGAAAGCCACAAAAGCAGCGAAAGACTACCTATCACCTCTTGATGAAATTAATCGGTACACAACAAATAAGGATACCGACACAACACCATCTGGATCCGGTGCAAACGGAACACCGATCAGCAAAATGTTTGAAGAAGTTCCAATAGATGCACCGCCGATTTTCGAAAAAATCAAGGATGTACTGGGGCAGATATTCCAACCGTTCAAAGAAGCGTGGGAACGTGAGGGAAAGAACACGATTGATGCTGCTAAGTATGCATTATCGGAGCTTGGAGCACTGGCAAAGAGTGTCGGCAGTAGTATGTTGGAAGTCTGGACGAATGGTACAGGCACACAGATACTGTCTACCATGTTACAGATTGCACAGGGACTGCTTACAACGGTCGGGAATATCGCAAGGCAATTAGATATAGCTTGGAATAAAAACGCCGTAGGAACGGCCATTATACAGGCTATAGCAGATGCATTCCAAAAGGTACTTGATATCATCAATCGTCTTGTGTGGGATACGGCTCAGTGGGCGGGATCATTGAACTTTTACCCGTTGCTTAATTCGATTAAGAATCTGTTTGAATCTATGTCACCGCTGATAGAAGCTATTGGAAGTTTCTTAGAAAGATTGTATACGAACATTATATTACCGATGCTTACATGGCTGATAGAGAGCGGCCTTCCGGCACTTATTAATGTACTTGCTGGCTTGTTTAATTTCCTGGGCGAACATCAGTGGATTGTTGATGCCATTGGTACAGCATTAGTTACAGCGTTTGCTACATCAAAGATAGTTCCTTTAATTGCAACTATATCAAGCGCAGTTCTTGGATTTGCTGGACACATAGGAACACTAATCGATATTCTAAAAGGCAGTGGTGGATTAATTGGCGTTATCGGTCAAGTAGTTTCTAAGTTTGGCATTGTTCCTATTGCAATAGCAGCAGCAATAGCAGCAATCATATTAATAGCTACTCACTGGGATCAACTTAAAGCTGTAATGTCAAAGCTTATAGACTGGATAAAAGGGGTATTTGCCGTTGATTGGAATGCTCAACTCGGAGTATTGGGCGAGGGAATAGAAGTTCTATTAAGTACCGTGAAAGGTGTTTTTGACAGTATAAAGCAGATATGTTCTGGATTTATCTCATTCTTTAAATTAGTTTTTACAGGCCAATTCAAGGCTGCCGGAAAAGAATTATTGAACATTCTTCGAGCCGAAGCAAATATGATCTATTCGATATTCAAAACCCCGGTCAATGAGGTTATTGCTTTGTTTAATGCGATGGGACAGGTGATTGTCAAAGCGATTAATAATCTGATTGATGGATTGAATCATATTAAGGTGCCGGATTGGGTTCCGGGTATCGGTGGTAAAGGAATCAATCTTTCTCATGCGAACTTCACGAGGGTTCCTTACCTTGCACAAGGGGCAGTTATTCCGGCCGGAAATCCGTTTTTAGCGGTGCTTGGTGACCAGACAAAGGGAAACAACTTGGAGATGCCGGAAAATCTGTTAAGAAAAATCGTAAGTGAAGAAAGCGGTAAAGGTACAGGAATGATAAAACTTGTGGTAAATCTGGATAGCAGAACGGTACTTGAGCAACTTATTAATACAGCAAAAGAGATGCAGATGTCCAACGGACAGAATGTATTCGAACTCGGGAGGTAGGTAAAATGGCACAGCAAGTGATTAAGATTAATGGTCGGACTATTCATCAGCCAGACACATTCAAATTCAGTTTTGCCACTACCTCTACAGAGGGAACAGAGCGATTAATGAGTGGCGTTATGTGCAATGAACCGATGTTCACGGTAGAATCTTACGCTTATGAGGGAAGTGACATAAGCATATCAGAAATGTCAAGTCTGCTACAGATGATTGTAAATCAGAGACAGGTGCAGCTATATTATTTTTCCGTGTATTACGGAAGATGGAGAGAAGCACCGTTTTATGTCACACAAGGAAGTGTAGATATCGGGACATTAAAAGAGGGAGAAGAAAAGTACAAATCCCTTAGTTTTAACATAATCGGGGTGAATCCACTATGATACACATTAGCAATGCATATAAGAAAGCTATATACGGACGTAGTGACTGGTATCCATCTGCAAGGGTTACTTTCTTGGATGGCACAGTGCTAAATCTTGGCCGATCCGAATTTTTAATATCTGGCAACAACATTGTTGATGGAGCTGGTACACAAAGTTTGCCACTCGGCAATGTTGTTTCCAGAAAAATTACAGTAAAGCTGTATAACGCAGATGACAGATATAGAGTTCATAGCTTTCTCGGTGCAAAGCTAACATTGTATAAGTCAATTAGCACGGATATGGGTGATCTGACTATAAAAAGTGGCACTTATACCGTAATTGACCCGGAAAGCTATGGGGATACCGTAAGCTTTTCTGCTTACGATGATGCATATAAGCTTGATCGTGATTACACGACACATTTAAAATACCCCCTCAAGCTGTCTGAAATATTGATAGATTCTTGCAGAACGTGCGGAGTACAGTTAGACACAGTGCATTTTAACGGAGAAGATATAATCGTAAAAGAAACACCGACAAACACTACTCACAGACAGGTTGTTGGATTAATATCCATGATCGCTGGTGGAAATGCATGGATGAATGCGGACAACCATCTACAGATTACAGATTACGACATGACACTTTTTGACGGAATGACCGATCTTGATGGTGGGTGGTTCGATGATCCAAGGCAAAACTATGACGGCGGTCAATTTGAGACAGATGTCATCACGGAAAAGTATGTGACATATTCCGATGTAACCGGTGGAAGTTTTGGTGATGATATTAACGAATTTTTTTACGATGATCTTGACTGGAGCAAAGAGTTGTACGCAAGCGGTTCCAACATGGACGGTGGCTATTTTGACAATGGATTAGAACTTTTAACGGATGATTCTTACGGTATTATGTATCGTTCGGTAGAACGCAAACAGAGAAATCCTTATCACTTAATATCAAAGCAACATGATGGATTCCGGCTCAGAGACGGACGTGCATTAGGCGTTCATTCGGTAGATACGGAAGAGGCAAGCGGATATATTCTTTCCGATGCCACTACTTACTACACAAGCGGAAACAATGCCGATGATGGAACGTTTGAGTTAGCTGATAATTTCCACTTTTTAACACAGTGGAAGACCGGGTTAACAACCGGAGTTGAAAACATAAAGATTACAGGCGTGCAAACAACGGATAATGAGAACACATATACTTACGGCACTGATGGGTACATTTTGGCGATAGAAAATTCGCTTATTGAAGATAAAAATCTTCTCGTAAATACAGTGGGGGCAAAGCTTGTAGGATTAACATTTATGAATTTTTCTGGTGAACATTTATCTTATCCTTTGGCAGAGTTTATGGATCTTGCTTATGTGATTGATCGTGCCGGAAAGACGAATAGGACGATCCTTACAGACATTACATTTAACTTCCTTGGATTTACTCAACTTAAATGCTCGGCTGAAAATTCGGTGAGAAACAGTAGCAAATATGTAAGCGCAGAAACCAAAGCTATTCAAAAATCTTCGGCAATCACAGAAAAGAAAATCGGCAAATACGATGAAGCTGTGCAGTCTCTTACGGCTTTAATGACACAGGGAATGGGATTTTTTAAGACCGAAGAAATCAAAGAGGATAAATCGGTTGTATTTTATCTTCACAACAAAGAACGTTTGGAAGATTCGAACATCATCTGGAAAATGGTTGGTGATGCATTTGCGGTGTCTACAGATGGCGGTAAGACGTGGAATGCCGGACTTGATTCTAATGGCGATGCAGTAGTTAATGTACTTTCTGCTGTAGGTATCAACTGCGATTGGATACATTCTGGAACATTGACACTCGGTGGCTACAACAACCAAAATGGTGTACTTTCGATGCAAGATTCAGCCGGAAATGAAATAGGGAGATGGAATAATCAAGGTGTGTATGCAAGAGGGCATTATGTATCCGAAGATTCTGCGGGTAGAAAAATAGATTTGCATAATGCAAGAATTGATCTTTACTCATCTGGAGGAAATTATACAGGTCACATTTCCGGAGAATTAGATGGTATACAAGCGAGAGTTTCGTCTACGGATTACTTAAACGTTGGAAAAGGTTATTCCGAATTTAACGTTTCAGAAAGATTACAACTTTTAAGTCAAAAACAGATTGCCATTTCTGCGAAACAAATGGTGGTTAACGGGAATACCACAAAAACGGGAACTGCCGTGTTTAGCGACGGAAGTTACTTAAAATTTGTGAATGGATATTTAGTTGGTGGCAGAACAGCAAGCGGTACAACATTTTAAGGAGACAGCATATGACAAAAACAGAAAGTGCGGTTCAATGGGCTATTGGGATAGCCAACGACAACAGGCATGGTTATTCGCAGATACAAAGTAGGAGATGGGGAAATCCAGATTATGATTGCTCTTCACTTGTCATATCTGCATGGCAACAGGCCGGAGTACCTGTAAGATCTAACGGTGCAACTTATACAGGCAATATGTATAATGTTTTTCGAGCCTGTGGTTTCACGGATGTTACATCGAGTTGTAACCGTGCTACGGGAGCTGGTATGCAAAGGGGTGATGTACTACTTAATGTGACATACCATACAGCGATGTATATTGGAAACGGTCAGATGGTGCAAGCATCATCTACAAGAGGACATCCAGAACCAGGGGATCAAACGGGAACAGAGATATGGGTGTGCAGATATTATAATTATTCGAGAGGATGGAATTATGTACTACGTTATACTGCCGGTGGAGATTCGAGTAGCGGTGGAGGACAGGAACCAATACAACCGCCATCCGGAGTTTCGCTTGTACAGTGGATTCCTGGATAGAAAGGAGAAGATATATGGCAATTCAAATGCGTAGGGGGCAATTAAAAGATTTTGATGCAAACAAGATGCTCCCCGGAGAATTTGCAGTTACTATAGACGAAGCTGTAGAAAATCAAAAAGTTTTTATGTGCTTTTCTGCAGGGACAATAAAAGAACTGGCTACAAAAGAAGATTTTGAAGCTGATTTAAAAAGCATACAGCAAGCCATAAAAGATGCGAATAATGCATCGAAAAAGGCACAAGATGCTATAGATAAAGCTAACCAAATTGTGGCCGGGAAAGTCGGTATCGATGACACACAGACCAGTACGTCAACGGTATATTCTTCACAGAAAAGTGATGAAATATATGTAAAGAAAACAGATTATGATAATCTTGTGAAAAAAGTAGAGACGTTGGTAGATGATTTGTCTGACGCAATAGTAAGTAGGTGATAAAATGGCAGATGCATATATAGAAGAATTAAATAAAGCGGATAGCCTTTCAGATGACGATACTGTCTTGCTCCACACCAAAACCGAAGATTTGCAACTAACTATCGGAATGCTGAAAACTTTAATGACAGTAGAAAAAGCCATAAAGCTTGCTAATCCGCTTTTGGTATCTATAACAGGAGATGCGACCGGGGATGGAACTACAGATGGTAGAGAGGCACTTTTTATTGAATTATCGAACATAAAAGCTTCAAGCTTGAAGAACAGCATTAAAATTAATGGAACGGAATTTGACGGAACAGAGGGAATCACTACAGAACGATGGGGAACAGAAAGAACTGTAACGATCGGTGGATGTGAAAGGAAAGTAAACGGAGAAACAGATGTTAACTTTCCGGCAAATGAAGTTTTCTCCGGATCCGGACAACCTTATGTCCCGACAGCCGGAGGAAATATGACAGGAAACCTAAAAAGGGAAATAAATGAATCAAGTTATAATTTGTTTGAAGCAACTACAGAAAGCGAAGAATCTGGCGTTTCAGTAAAATTAAAAGTTGGTGATATTAATGCCAATATTGTTATCCAAAGTCTTTCACAACCTTATTGGCATAATGGAGTAAATTTAAAAAAATTACTTACAGAAGACGATATCTATGAACTTGAACGAAGAATTTCAGAACTTGAAAGCATGGCCACACAAACGTTAGCAGTAGCAAAGGAGGATGATGCAAATGGCTAATGAAAATTTAAAAGCGCAGAAAATATATGGAAAATACATAAAAGATCTTCCGCAAGTCACAGAATTGAACGATACGGATGATATTATCGTAGAAGATTCTACTCCAATAACAAGCAGAGTAAAGCTAGGAACGCTGTTTGATTCCATTAAAAAAAGAATTACATCTACTTGGAGATTTACAGAACTAAACAATCAAACTATCGTGGAATATGCTAGTGAGTTAAATAAAAACATACCTCGTTTTTACAGTAAGACAGCCTCCTTGACTTATAGCAATGCAAAATGTATGAAAGGAAAAGCATATGTTGGTGAGCAGTTTTCTGGATGCTTTCCACAACTCACACTTCTGGCTAAGACTCAGCAACCATATACACAGACTAATGCTGTAATATCGGATCAAGTTGATTCCCAAGGAAACGTAAACATATTGGCGTATGGTAGTGGATATGTAAACGGGCATATATTAACAGTAGCTGTATTTGTTTACAAATAATTATGTACGTACAATGATATAGTTAATCCGAACGGCTGTTGAGTCTGAGAACATTTTTGGTGCGACACGTTGACGCACAAACATCACGCTATGAGGGTAATACTTCATAGACTTATGGCCATGTGATGCTAAAAGCGTCGGGCTTATCTCGGCAGGGATGAGCAACAACTGATAACCCGATAGGTAGAATGAAGGAGTAACGCCCTGAAATGCCTACTCTGATACTTCGACCGGCTTCGGCTGTAATGGCTGGAGTCTGGAGCTCGATAAAGTCGGCGGAAGTTTGTCGTAACAGCGTGGCAACACGGCTGACGAAAGTGCAGTAGAGGTACTGTATGCAGATGACACGCCGGGAGTCTATAAAATATCTATGGTGAGAATGTCTACGACGGACTGACGAAAACCGCGAATGTACGGGTCTAGATGTTTACCGTATAGAAATGTACGGACACTTAAATGTGGGTCAGTGCGGTAAAGTAAAAATCGAAAATATGAAATTCCGTATTGTGTTGCAGGCACAATCAAGCTGACAGGACTATAGCGGACACCTAAGGATATATGTACAGATAGGGTTATCGGAACGTGGAAAGGTACAGAGTTGCTCATAAGCAATCTGCGGACGAATCATATAAGCCGCTTAATCTGTGCTGAAAAGCGAAGCTCGAACCTATGACAGCCCAACGAAAAAGGCGGGCTTGAGGAATGGGCTTTAGTCGGTTAGAAACTATTGTTGTCATTCAATCGTATAAGGATTACGAGTAAGACAAAAAGGGACACTTTCCCGCGAAAGGAGAGTGATGCCTTATGACCAGAAAAAAGAAACAACTGCTATGTGAGGAAAATCTGCGACATAACGAGTATTACGGAATGCAAGATACCTTCGATAATCTATATGCTGCCAGTAAGAATGGTGAGGTGTTTACAGACCTCATGTCTATCGTCCTTCAAAGGGAAAACATTCTGCTGGCATACAGAAATATCAAGAAAAACACAGGAAGTAAAACGTGTGGAACAGATAAACTCACAATCAGGGACATTGGAAAGTGCTCCCCTGATGAAGTAGTTGAAAAAGTGAGATTTATTGTAAACGGAAGTGAGCATGGTTATCGTCCTAAGCCAGTCAGGCGAAAGGAGATACCGAAGCCATACGACCCGAGCAAGACAAGACCCTTAGGCATTCCATGCATCTGGGACAGGTTAATCCAACAATGTATTAAGCAGGTAATGGAGCCGGTATGTGAAGCTAAGTTCAGTGAGAACAGCTATGGCTTTAGACCGAACCATTCCGTAGAAAACGCTATTGCCAGAAGTTATAAACTGTTACAGCAAGCAAACCTGCACTATGTCATTGAATTCGATATTAAAGGATTTTTTGACAATGTGAACCATGCAAAGCTGATTCGGCAGATTTGGGCAATGGGGATTCACGATAAGGCGCTTATATTTGTGCTTCGGAGAATACTGACAGCACAGATAAAACTTGAGGACGGAACATTTATTACGCCTGATAAGGGAACACCACAGGGTGGAATCATTTCTCCACTCCTTGCAAACATCGTTCTTAACGAACTCGACCACTGGGTTGAAAGCCAATGGCAATGGAGTCCGATATGCAAAAGAAATGTCAGACCTGAAAACGGGTACAGACAGGCGAAAAAGTCCAACCTCAAAGAGATGTTCATTGTTCGATATGCGGACGACTTTCGGATTTACTGTAGAACGAAAGATACTGCTGAACGGACAATGCACGCAGTTATACAGTGGTTAAGAGAAAGGCTGAAACTGGAAATCTCAGAAAAGAAAACAAGGATTATCAATGTCAGAAATCATTACTCAGACTTCCTTGGGTTCAAGATGAAAGTTCACAGGAAAGGCAACAAGCTGGTGGTAATTTCATACATCGCTGATAAGAATTTTGACCACAAGCGCCAGAAGCTGAAAACACAGGCAAAACGGATTGTCCATCCCCGAAAAATCTATGGAGAACAGGGTGAAATCAGGCTCTATAACAGTATGGTCACAGGAATGCAGAATTATTACTGCATTGCCACCCATATCAACCATGATTGCGCAATACTAAATCGTGCAGTTATGACACTGCTCACAAATAGGCTTAGTACCCGTAACGGGAATCGATTGGTTAAAACCGGACGGGAATTGACTGAGTTTGAAAGAAGCCGATTTGGAAAATCCAAAATGATGCGATATGTTGCAGGCACAAATGAGCCAGTATATCCTATTGGCTACACGCAACACAAGAATCCTTTATTCCGTAAAAAAACATGGAATTACTACACTCCAGAGGGGCGGGAAGGCATTCACAATAACCTACGAATCAATATGGCCATTCTGCTCTCGCTTATGCGGAAGCCACCCTATGGCTATAGCGCGGAATATGCAGATAACAGAATATCACTATTCTCTGCTCAATGGGGAAAATGTGCTGTTACCGGTGAAGAATTCTCAAGTACACATGAGATTCACTGTCATCACAAACTGCCCCGGTATCTTGGAGGCGATGATTCCTATGGGAATCTTATTTTAGTGAAGGATTCTGTACACAAGTTGATTCATGCCATCAATGCAGATACAATCGCAAAATATTTGGAACTCCTACAGCTTGACAAGAGCCAGCTCAAAAAGGTAAATATGCTCCGTGAGTTGGCGTCTCTGCCGTTAATCTAATCTCTCACTAATCAACACAACACAGTATTTCTATGACAGGTTTGATTGTTTAGACAACGAAATCTACTAACCGATGGAACGCCGTGTGCGGTGAAAGTCGCATGCACGGTGTGAAGTGGGGGAAAAGCCTGAGATGATATCAGGGGCTTACCTATCACTATAAAACTCGGACTTCGTGTATATGCTTAACCAGGCAGGCGGAGACCGTCAGATTTT